TTTTCGAGTGATTGATATTTCTTTTGTATAGGCAGTCGCCTAATACAAATATTCCTCTAGAGATAGGAACTTCTTTTACCGAATTGTATTCTCCGAGATATTCAAAATATTCGCCTCGGATATTATATATTTTTCCTTTAACGAGTACTATTTTTCTCCTATTCATGATTTCCTCCCGAATATATATTAATTGTATTAATTGCACATCAATTATAAGTTTGCTTATCGACTTTTAATACAATATACAATTAAAATTATTTTTGAGATTTTTCTAGTAACGATATTATATAATTCATTTTTGACATTTCCGCCATATGCATCGTATATATGAGAATATTTTCCATTACATTTTTTATTATCTTTTTGAAAAACATAAATTCGTACGGAGATAACGAACCTATAATACCCGTTTCACATTTTAATTCTATTCCTTCATATTTACAGTTAGAAATATCGCTCAATGTAGTTGGAACTATAATAAGTTTTTGAGTATTAGATATATTTAAATTTAATTTATATTTGTCTATATTAGGATTTATTATCGTTCCATCTTCATTTCTATAAAACAAGTCTTTACATTTAGGAGATGTCAACCATTCAGTTACTTTTTCCAAAGAATTTTCTATCAACCAGAAATCTGTATTTTTTAAAGAAATTTTATTCTTATAATCTCCGAATTTTCCTTTGTAAGTGTGTAATTCCGACATTATTTCTATTTCGTACATTGGGGAGAGATAAAGACCTCTCCCATCGCCCATGTCGTAATCAAATTGTGAATTGATAGTTTTATTATCTTTATTTTTATAACTCTCAGAATTTATTATCGAAACACTCAATTCTTTATTTGAAAACAATTTAAGTTTTTCTCTAGTATAATTATTCATGTTTCCTCCCAACAATGCAAAAAAAATAATATATAGTTTATTTTTTAAAAGAAATATTTTTCTTTATATAGGTAAAAACTTCTTCGTCATTCACAACTAAAAATCGTTCTGTCTTTGACCTCGGTTTTAATTCTTTCATTCTTCCTTTTCGCTGTTCCTTCATCGGAGGAAAACCTTCATCTATGTAATCGTAATAATACACGTCTTCGCCTTCTATATTTCTCAAACGACCTAAAATTTGTTTTGTTATTATCGGAGAACTAAATGGAGAAAGACAGTGTATCGACTTTAATTTTTTTATATCTCTTCCGGCTCCTATTGAACCGATAGTAGATAGAATTATATTACTTTCAAGTTCCTTATGTCTAATAGATTTATCTACCAACGTACAATACTTTCCTACGGACGCATCGATCCCGGTATCTGTTGTAAATAATTTATAAAACGTTTCTATATCTACTAGCCTGTCTAAAATTATTATAGATTTTGCATCGGGATCTCGTTCTAATAAGTCTTTTATAAACCTTCTGACTATTCCGTACAGTAGTAAAACCTTATTATTGCTTCTAAAAATATATTCCGCATAAAATTTAGAATTGAATCCTCTAATCGTCATACATTTCATGACATCTTCTTTTTTAGGAGCCGAATTGTAACTTACATATACTAAATTATAATGATTATTTAACTTATGCGTATGTTCTCCATAAAAAGGTATGTTGACAAATATTCTTTTGAATAATTTATCTTCCATAAATTGTGATCTTCCAGGAGTAGCTGTTAAATACCACGTATATTTGGTATTCATATTTACATCCATATTTGTACTAGCTACATAATGAAGATGTGCTTCATCAAATATTTTTATTCCGATTCCTAAATTTCTACAAAGTATATTTAAGTCTCCGTTTTTATTATTTTTAAAAGAACGGAGCGTATCTATAGTTGTCACATAAAGAGTCTCTGTATATTTCTTTGCATAATTTTTTGAAGAACATATTATTTCTATATGTTTACTACCTACTATATTCATGACATCGGATTCTTCTAATTTTGTGTATTTTAAAAATTCTCTTATCCACTGATCGGATAGATTTCTAGATATAACTAATACTGGTAATTTTAAAATAGAAGCCGCATATATAGCACAAAATGTTTTTCCAAATCCAGTATTGAGGGTTAAGAATTTTTGATTGTTATTTATATTATTTTCGGATACTAAGAAATTTATTGCTCCTTCTTGATGGGAATCTTTAGGTTTATATTCTTCTTTCATATCAAACATAAAAGCATTTCTTTCTTTATAAAAATTGTTTCCCGTCATATCAACAAATTCTAGATCATGTTTATTAATTTTATCCTCATATATTCTTTGTTTAACAAAATCTATTCCAACACCTCTTGGTATTTTTAATATTTTTTCATATTGATCATAATCATATAATTTTTGTGAGGTGTTTGTTATTTGGTCGGTTATTGTTAAATCATATATGAGTTTACTATTGTGCATTACGTAATCGTAAATCCAAAAAGCGTTAGTTCTTATTTCTATTTTCATTTTTATACTCCTTTTGTTAAATGATATCCCTCTTATATATATGTAAAATGAAAAATAAAAAAATAAAGTAATGATTGTAAAAATTGAATAAAAAAAAATAGATAATAATGAAAGGTATACGCGAGACGATTGTGACATCTCGCGTATACCACCTTAATGTAGTGTTATTACGGAAACAAAATTGTGCTTTAAATACTATATATTATGACGAGAGTTTTTAACTCTCGTCATAATACAATTTCAATAATATTTAGATATATTGAAGAATATTTTGAAGAAATCCTGATCTTGTTTTAAGAATGATTTTATATCTTTAAACTGATTTCTCAAATCCTCGAATATAAGCGAGGTATATATGTCTTTTTGTAATATAGCATTACTTATATTCAGCAATGTATATTTTACATCATCTTTTGAAAAATCTGGATATCTCGTTATATCATCTATATCTCGTATCATATTATGTAAAATAGTTTCTATATGAATAGATTTTACTTTCATATCGGCTTGTTCGACAATATCAAGAATATCTTCTACTATTTTACTATAATTGGTATAAGATCTAGTTATAGGGCTATCCAATAATTTTATTATAGACCTAAGATATCTAGAAACTTCCTCACTATCGACTATCATGTTAAATATAGGAAAACTAGAACTTATTTTAGAACCAGGTATTAATATTTTATTATAATCGCCCGAATGTTCTTTATAAATTTTACTTAAATTGGTAACTATATTTTCCGTTAGAGAAAATGAAATACCTTCGTTTTCTACAACATATTCCAATTCATCATCTATTATTTCGAACGATTTTAATGGGAACGTTGTATTAATAGATTCTTTATCAAAATCTATATCTTCATACAATATATCTTCAATTTCTTCTCTCGGTACTACTACATAGAAAGATTTCTTCCCTTCATATTCTTCTTTGATATAGAGAGTATTTCCGTCTATGTCGAAGAATTTATTTATACTTTCATTAGTTATTTCTACAGCATTCGTACCAGTCATATGTTTAGAAGATATAGCTTTCTGTGATATAGGATTGATAAATTTTATAGTTACCAGCGCTCCTAATCTGGTTCCATACATTTGTCTATTTGCTTCTCCGACACAAGTTTTACAAACTCTATCACTTGTACCGTTTCTAGACAACTTACAAGATACGTGCGATCTAATTTTTATAGTTTTACCTATCAGATGCTTCATATCTTTGTTTATGACCACTAGTTTTCCGCTAGATTCATCTAACATATATTTTCCTACAAACGCGTTGAGGTAAAATTCGTCTTTTATCGGAATTTCTAAATAATGTTTAGTTCCACAATCTTCTACAGAATAATCTATATCGGTTCCGCTACACAGAATATTTACACGTCTAGAAAGATACCCTGACGACGGAACACTATTAAGTTTTGTTAATAGAGCGTCTCGACACGCAACTGCCTCTACATAAAATTCTGATGGGGAAGAAAGACCTCTTAAGAAACCTTGCTTAATAATCGTCGGCAACACAGTTTTATCCATATCAGGTCTAGTTCCTACTGCTACAAGTAACTGAGCAGTTTGAGATGCTTTTAGACGAGACGAACTAAGATATGGATATAAACAGTTCTTTTTATCTGCATTAATTGTCTTTAATAATTCTTTAGTCTTTTCCTTCATCTCCAATTCAATTTCTTTAAACGGTTTAGACTCATCAAGCTTCGTATTTATTAATTTATTAAAATTAGCGTTTCTGTTTTTAAAATGCATCAAATCTCTCAAGCTTATAGTACTGCCGATAACAACACTATACGATTCAGAAAGTTTTACTAGATCGTCTATGACGAACGATATTGCTTTCGAGAGATTATTTTTTGCGCTACCTAATATATCTATAAATTTTTTACAGATATAGTTGAGGGTAGAATTAAGTAAATCTTTAGAGAAATTTCTCATGTTATACAAAAACTCTTCATTTATGGGAATACTAAAATATATATTTGGTCTCCAAAATATTAAATTCATCAATAGCTCGTTCATCTTCATATAATAATACTTAGTGTGTTTATTGTCTTTTGCAAAACATTTTATTACAGCGCCTTTTTCTTTATTTTCATACGGATCGTCGAATATAAAGTCCCAAATATTTTTAAGAGTTTCAAAATATTTATTCATCCCATGTTTTGATGTAAATTCTGTAACGTCGATAAATACCGCAGCTTTATTCTTTTTAAGCTCTTTCTGCGTTATAAATTTATCGTTTGGTATGAATTCTACAATGTTACTTTTCTTAGTACTAGTATTGCTCTTCTTAGAAGATTTACTCATCTATAATCCTCCTCTGTATCAGTATTTTTTTGTTGTAGACGTTTTAATAATATATAATTGAAATAAAGTTAAAAAAATATAAAAGGCGTCTAGTCAGACGCCTTTTATATCAATTATTAATCTACTGTCGTTTGTTTTGTGTTGGCAGAATTATTTATCTTTTCTTTCGAATATCTAATTCTGCGTTTGAAATCGTATTCGACTTTTGGTGCACTCCAAGAAGATACCGGGGTGAAGAATCCAACAACTCTTGTTATGTAGTCTACTTTCTCAGAACCACATTCTAAACATTTTTCATATTTACCCAGTGTAGAATGACCGCTTTCACATTTTGTATATACTGAATTTAATACAAAATGTTCACATCCGTTATTTAAAGCGTATTCTATTATCTTTATCTTTTGTGCGTTGGTTATCTTTTCACCAACTTCACAGAATACAATTCCTCCACCAGTAACCATTGAATTGTACTTGCCGTCTAACCTTAACCGTTCCCACAACGAAGCTTCTTCCCAAAGCGGTATGAATTGATTAGCATAAATATTATAATCAATAAAATAATCTTCTTTTCCAAAAATTATTCTATCGGCATTAGCTAATCTGTGAGACATGCTTTCTCCAGGAATCTGTTCGATATTAAACGGTATGTTGAACTTTGTACTCAAACTTTTGGATTGTTTATTTATAAAAGAAATAATATCTCCTATAAAATCATAATTTTTAGAATTCCTTATCAATCCTTTTTTAATCATAATGTGTTTTGCTTCTACTTCTCCCATGATACCGAACGTAGAAAACATGCGTTTTAGATTAATGAGACCTAATTTTATAAATTTTTGTAAATTAGCTTTATTCAAATCTTCTATTAAATTTCTATGTGCTTTAAGTATTTTTGCAGCACTTTCCAATCTATCTAACAATATAGAAAAATATTCGTTCTTGCTCTTACACTCATAAGCTATTCTTGCTAAATTTATGGTTGCGACTCGTGTAGAACCTATGGAAAGACCAGTACCACCAAAACTATTTGATGATGAAGCGAAATCTTCCACAAATTCTTTATCTGATATTAACCTACAGCAGCTCGCTACTTTTAAACTGTTAGATACAAACAAATTGTATCTGTATATGTCGAGTTCGTTTACAACATAATCGAGCATCTCTTTATCTTTTATATAGAATTTTCCATTTTCATCTTTTGCTTTATAAAGATTTATTGTTGTAACTGGAAATCTAAAAGGTATTCCGCCGTAGATCGGATCGCCGGCGTCAAAAAGTTTTAAATATATTTTTTGAATTTCCATTATGTATTCTACTATATAATTTAAATATTCTTCTCCAAAACTAATTTCCCCTGTTACAAAATCGTGATCGACTTTATAAATAGTTTCTACCTCGTTATCTTTTTGAGGTTTTGATTCGAATAATCGAGCCTTACCAGGATCCTTGATTATTGATTTTATTTTTTCTCTGTCAAATACTGATATATTTGTAAATGGACTTTCGTTACTATTTCTACTAGTATGATTTACAGAATATACTAGTTGTTGAAATTCATTTTCAATATATTTTCTAATCTTTTTATTTGTTTTTAGTTTCTTGAGAGAAACATTTTCTTTATATATCAATAAATGTGCAGAATCTATAAAAATAGTTCCTATTCCGACAGCACCTGCCAAATGATTAGACATTTCATGAATTACTTCACAGAGTGTCGATATATAAGAACTCAAACGTTTTGCTGGCTTAGAATGCAACTGTCCAAAGTTTCTACCTTCCAATAGAATAGTAGTAGCGTCTAAAGAAAAACAATACGGTTTTAATATGTGTACACTATCTGCAATAGCTATAGAGTAATCATACATTTCTCCCGTAAGTCTTTTTGCTTCATCTTTTCCATACAATTCTTTTATCTTTCTATACAAGAGATCATATCCTGCAATTTTCTTGTATGGAGCCAATGCTTCTTGATAAATCGATTCTATAGTCTTTTCGTTTTTATTAGAACTGTCGTCGACGCTAACTTCATTTAATTCTTTTAGAATTAAATTTTCGACAGCAGAAACCACGTCTAATTTATTTCTGTTCATTCCGTGAATTTTTAAAAGCTCTTCAACTTTTGTGTTTGAACTTATGTTGTATTTTTCTTTAATAGTATTTGCCAAAGTTTTTCTTATATTGTCTATAGATCTATCAGTACGAGCATCTGGTTTCATCGGAATGTCTTCCTCAGAAACTGTTTTTTCTCTAATGATATTTTTAATATCATCCGATTTAGCTTTAACGCTAGCACAAGAACCTTCTAATTCCATATTTTCTCCTTTGTACGATTTTTCGTTTTTTAAATAAAAAAAAGAGAAGCAATAGCTACAACTATTACTTCTCTCTAAAGCAGAAATTCTATCAATCTTTTTTAAACGTCAACGTGTCTTCATCAATTTCAGCAAACGGAGATATAAGACCGTTGATACCAGAATCTCCGCTCGATGTTGTTATAAGACACACTTTACCCATGTAAGATGGTGTAAATTGTCTAAAAGATATTCCTGTGAATTTTCCCGATTTCTCCATAGGAGTACCAGGACCTGCTATCGTATATTTTAATCCTACGTTTAATAGAGACATATCGTTAACATATGAAGAATATCTTACTATATTCAAAGGCAATAATTTATATTTTCCTATTATAGAGTTTTGTATAATTCCTTTTTGCATTTTAAATATGTCTGTCACTCTTGTTATATCGCGCATTCGTTTAGTCGTGTTGATGAATCTATATAATCGAGTATAAAGATCTTTGATAAGTGGCGCCACAATATATTCGCCAAGTCTCAATCGTTTATTGTATATATCTCTACTTCTATTATACAGAAGATTATATTTTATAAACATCCATCTGACAACTCCGAACGTGCTCTTCTTCGGAGTTCCACCTTCTATGAGATTTAGATTTCTCATAGTTCTATGATCGATTGTTGTTATAAATGTATTTAAAAACGAAACACCTTTGTCAAAAGAATTGGTCTCGCTCATTATAGAACCGAGAACGTTTTTCCAATAGTTAGCGTCGGAAATATTATTTTTATCCAATCCTTTCTTAGAAAGTGTTAATATGCTAGCAACAAATTGTCTCAATAATTGGCTATTTGGATTTAAAAATCTTATTCTATCAACAGCCATATACACTTTTCCGAATTTGAAAAATACATATTCGTCTACTGGTTCCGGAGGACATGATGTATAAAACTTAAAGAATTTTTCGGTTCCAAAATATTCCAACGTTTTAACAAATCCGAAATGTGCAAAATAGTAAAGAAGAAATGGAACTTTTTTACTATTTACTTTTATATAAAATTCGTGAGTACTATATTCTATACCGTGAACGTCTTTTATCGAAACTTTCTTTCTCACAAATTCTATTAATCTCGTCATTGACCTTAATACTATAGAATCTCCTTTACCAGCATACGTTATAGCGTCTATGAGCTGATAAGGAGCAGCGTATTTATTTCCTCTAATATAGAAGTGATAGTCGTCGTAAAGCAACGGTATGTACAAAGGCAGTTTTATTATTCTCGTTTCGCCTTCAAATTTTATTTTAAATTTGAATATTGCTAATCGCGAATACGAATAATCTATATTTACTACGTATTGATTATTGGTATCTGCGCAAGCGTTTTCGTCTGCAGAAATTTCTCGTAAAGCATTCGGTCTATCATCATATTCATAACCAGCGTATGTTATAATGTTAGGTAATGCCTTCTGTAATTCTATACAAGCTTCTTCTATATATTCAACAATATTATCATTTTTTCTAATATTTTTTATAAGCTTTTCGTTTATCGGATAAGCATAAAAATCTGAATAATACTTTACGAAACCTAACATACCACCTCCGTATTGGTAAAAATTATTTATGGAAACAATTCCATATATCTGTTGCACGAGTTATAATTTAATATTCTATACACCCATATTTTAATAATATATCAGTTATTCTTCGATCAACATTTTTTGGACAGATTATATCTATATATAAATCATCTTTATTATTTCTATAATAATATATTTTTAAAATAGATTCTTCTTTGTTTTCTACATCTATTATGTATTCCGATCTAAAATCTCTTTTTTCATCTATATTTTCTAGATATATAAAAGAATTTTTAATATTTAAAATTTCTTCTATAATTTTTTTTATATTTTCACAATTTTTTAAATTGAAAAAGCAAACATGAAAAGTATCCATATAACGACCCCTTTGTCGCGCTTTTATAATATATAATTATTTTAAATATTAAACAATGGAGTTTATAATACAGACCATTATTTAAATGGTCTGTATTATAATTTAATCTTCCTCGATATATTTAAATATATCTATCTCTATAGTTTTTACGCGACTATCGTGCATTTTCTTTAACATCATATTTAATAATGTGTTAGTTAATTTAGTATTTGTTAATCCTACATTTTTTATACCAAGTTTTTGAAATAGGGTTCCTGCGCAGAAGTGACAAATTTTTTCGCTCGCACAAAACAGAGGAGTTCTCATTTTTACATCCATACCTATATAGTCTTTTATATTCTCCGGAGTTAACAATAATAACTTTTTAGAATTGTCAGGATCTATTATATATCTCCAAACCAAATACTTGTAGTTATCCTTTGTTATAGTTTCTGTCTTACACAGTTTCGTTCCGCAGTCGAAATTCGGATCGTCGTGCAAAACAACTGATTGCATCGCCGAGAACAATTTTTTCGTTTTGTCACCGGCGTCTGCTGTAAGAACGCCGCGAGAATATAGACCGATAACAGCACTATTTATATAAGAGTGAAATAATTCTCTAGGAACACCGTCCATATACGAATTTGTACTTATATCATAAGAACCGGTTACCGGATTATATATAGGTCCTACTAATATATTAGAATTTTTATAGTTGTTTTCGAACGATGGTTTTTCACCAACTTTGTAAACTTCAAAACCAGGATCGTCTTTTAATATTTCTTTAGCTTTTTGTACAAGAGTTTCTTCGACTTTCTTGTTGAATGTTATAAAATCTCCTTTTTCGAGAAGATCTTTATTTTCTTCTATTACTTTTTTCTTGAGTTCTAATACTTCTTTGTTCTGCCCAATGATATTAACAGTCAATCCTTGCATAAAATTAGTTAAGAAGTTGTTCAACCAAACAATTCTTTCATAAAAATTTCCAAACGATTCAGTACTTATTTCATCTAAAAGTACCATGTTACTGATATCGTAAAATAAATCGTCTAACTTTTTCTTATCTACAGTATAATTTATATATTTAATTTTGTCACCAAAACAGGGAACTATACAGAACATGTTGAAAATATATCTACCGACAGTTGTATCTTCTTCATTAGGCTGATTTATTAATGTTTTTTTCGGTAACTTGAATTTATACGTAATATCCAACATCGGATCGTCTATTTTTTCAACAATTCCCATTTTATTTCTAACAACTTTTCCATTAAATAATTTTATCATCATAGTTCTATTTATATCTTCTGGTTTTAATGACAATAAATAATCTAAATCAGCCTTAGTATTCATATTAGGCTCCAATCATTAAGTCAAAATTTCGTAAATGACTGTATAAGACGAATACTCTGTATCGCAATAAATTGGAGTTGTTGTAACTTTTGCAAAAAGTTCCGCACCAGAAAGTTCTTTATTATTATTCTCCAAAGCGTTATTTAAATCAGCTGCATATACTAAACCGATCTCAGAAATTTTTGCTCCAATCAAACTATCGTTATTCATAATTCTATAATATTCTTTAAATTCGTTCGGTTCTACCGTCAGTGTGAAATTAGTATATACAAGTACAGGAGCGTTCGACAACGGATGTGTTGTGTCGTCGTCGAGTACAGGAATAGTGTGTCCTTCTATCGGAATATAGTTAGAATCGTTGTGGGTTACATAAATATTATTGATATCTACTTTTTTGGCATAGTATGCAACATATTGATTTCCGCCAATGTTAGGAAGGGTTAAAATTTTTCTTAATCGATATTTCTCCCTTTCTGCTGGGGAAAGATCTGCGTTTATAGGAACACATCTAAACGGGACAGCAGAATATAGTTTAGTTTCGTAGTTTCTCGGATTCATTTTGACGTCCGGAGAATTTACATTTTCCGCGCCGTTACCGATCATGAACCAACCGATCTTTCTCTTTGCATTTGTCTGTAACGCATCTACACTGTGCGGAATATTCATAATGTTATTGAGTGTTAATTTGTGTGTAATGTCTGGTTGGAGATCAAAAATGCTTTCTAGAACAGATGTTCTTCCGCCGAGAACAGTAAGATTCTTGCCACTGTAAATAATCTTACCATCAGCATTACAACGAATAATCACCTTTGTGTCAAATAAAGATTTTTTATTGTTAGATTCGGCATTATTTTTGTATGATACCGAGAGAGAGTCTTTGATATGTATTACATTAGACATAAAAATTTCCTCCTGCTAATTTTCTATTACTTCAAAAGTGTCTACGATTGAAAGTGTATCTATATAATTGTTGTTTCGAGTTACGTCCGCATAATCTTCGTAGTCGACTATTTCTTCGTTTATTTGATTTTTGCTAGTTTTATTTATTTTTTCAGAAAAATTTAATTCTGATTTTCTTTCATGTGTTATGTTAAAGAGATAGTATTCTTTTAATAAAAACGACTCGAATAGTTTGTCATATTTTTCACCAAGTCGTTTCTCATTTATATTCAATACGTGTAAAATTATGTCAGATTTATTTATATAATAATCATTGTAAAATATTTTTACTTTATTAAAAGGTGTGTCTGTCAAATTATAATTAAAATCTATTTTATACATTTGTGTATATATAGACATATATTCTTTTAATATTAAATATATATCTTGCAATATCGAAGAAGTGTCCGACATACTTTCATACGAAGAAGAAAATTTATACTTGTAGTAGGTCTTAAAACTAAAATAGTTATACAATGTTTTAGAAATATTTATAGCTAAATTTATCAGTTTTTCTTTTCTATCTCCCAGATTATATAATATATACGGGTTTATATAATCCCACAATCTAGGCTCAAACACAGACAAATACTCGGAGTATTTATTGTATCCAGAATATAGATATTTCAATCGCTTATTGATGACGTTCGCTTTGTATAAATAATACCACGCATTATATTTTTTATAATCGTCTGTCTCTTCTAACTTCTTTAAAATAGATTTTATTACGTTTTTATTTGTACCGTATTGATCAAATACTTCGTCTATTGTCGTCTCATCTAAGTTTATATTAAAATGTACTAAATATTTTTTAATCTCTTCATTATGTAAAATATTTTTTATTTTCATTTTAATATTTTTTCCAAGATCCAATATATTATTTTTAATAAATTCTTCATCACTCAATAAGTCTGACGTTTTTCGAAGATACATTATGTCGGCTAGTGCAGTTTTTTCCAATATTATATCGTCTGCTGTATCTACTCCGAAAATGAGACCATTTATATAACTCCAAGCAGCGAATAGAGAGAGCGGTTTTACAGAAAATTCTTCGTTAAAAAGTATCGAATCTTTTGTTAAAAAATTATCATACATATCGTTTAATTGAAACATTAAACCTACAAAATTATTCATATCTGCATAAGAATTGTAAATATCTATCATCTTCGATATGCTTATGTATTTTGTTTGCAGTTGTGAAAAGTTTTTACTCAACAATTCTTTTCTTATAAATTCTTTTATTTTATATTTAGTCTCTTTACTATCTATATCAACGACTCCGCCCCACGTATCGTCACTAGAAACAAAATCGTGATAATCTATTTTTAAAGTTTCTATTGCACTATTGAGTTTCGAAGATTTTATTATTTTTTCTATAAATATAAGATTTACATTATCTTCATATTTCTTATCGACATCTATTTTTGTATTTCCAGTATTATCCGTTTTGTATTGTTTTGATAAGAAATATCTTCGTATATCTATAGATTTGTCTCCCACAAGACTCAGCACCATATCAAACACTTTGTCAGATCCTCTCACTCTTTCAAGATCGTATAAATTTTCTATAATAGTTCTTAAAAGTGTAATATTTTTTATATTCTTGAGATTTGATAAACCGTAGTTATCTAATACGTCATATATATCTTCTATAGAATATTTTCTAAGAGAGAAATTTTTTAAGAAAGAAGAAAAATAATTTAATGTCGTGGCAAAAAGTATGAGTTCTAATTGTATTACCGAATATGTTTGATATTTATCAAAGAACGGTATATAAAATACATTAAATATATATTCGCGAGCATTATTATATGCTTCGAAAAATTCTGACAATTCTTGTTCGTTCAAGATATTTTCATCATATCTTAAGATAGTATACTGAGGAGCTTCTCTAAGGAAATACGGAGTCAGTGGTCGTTCCAAAAATAATAAATATTCGAAATCTGGGTATTTATCTATGAATTTTTCTATATTTTTTTCAAGGAATAACCATTTGTATGTGTTTGGTTTTTCAGTAATATTTATTTCGTGTATATATATTTTATTACCAACAATATCTAAATCGTCTAATAGTATCTTTTCACTTTCATCTCTAGGAATCCCGCAATAAGCTTTGTAATAATAATTAGATTCCTTGTAGTGTGACAATATAGACCTTCTTATGTCTACTAATAAATTTTTTATTCGATAATCTATTTCCAAATTTTCAAACATTTTTTTCTTATCGTTTAAATACATATTTATTTCTGCATCGTTAAAACCATAAACTTCTAATAATTCTCTAGTAATATTGTAATCTTCAAACGTGTCGCTTTTTTCATAAGCATATTTATATTCCAGATAATTATTATATATTTCTGGCGTTTCATACTTTTCGGCTTCAACTTCGTTTTTGATTACAATTCTACTAAGAAATTTTATATATCTATCGAATATATTGATATATTTAGTAAGAATATCTTTTTCTAGATATTTTTTATCATTAATACTATCACTCATACGTCTACCTCGCTTAAATAAAATCGGACCAATTTTTTATTCTCGATTTGAAAAAGTTGTCAAACGAACTAGCATATTTTCCAGAGCTAGATCTATATTTTTTCATGTAATCGTTTATTTTTTTAACTTGTACCGAATTTAAAAATTCGCCATACTTCTCAATATATTTAACCAAATCTCCCCAACTCATTTCTAGAGGTATAAATATATCGGTCTTTTTACCATGTATGGCTTTGTGGACGGATTCGGAAATCATCACTACTTGTACTATATTATCGTAATGATCCTGCAATACTTCTTTTGCTACTATGAAAGAATTTAATTTTTTATTCTTAATCATGGAAGCATTAGAAGCAATCTCTACGTAATCGAAAAGAGTAAAAATAGGACCGTGATGCATTTCTATCTTGGCTAAATCGTCGTTTATATTAGAAAACACAGAACACTGTTTTAATCCTATTTTTTCTTTCAAATATGCTATGTAGCCTCGATATTCTTTACTCTTTCTAATTAGTTGTTCCACGCTTTTTATAAACTTTATATATTCGTCGGATATATAAAAATCTTTTTCCGTTCTATTAAAATTTATATAAACTTCTTTACACCCTTTTTCATATACGAAAATATTATTTTCCGATTTTTCAGAAGATAAATTATTAATTGTGGTTTCCATACTATCTCCTTTAATCGGTCATATCTTTTATGGCTTTTTGCATTTCGTGATCTTTTCTAAATTCTTTTCCACATATGAACCAATATTTATTTATTACGTGAAAAATCACATAAACAGGTTCTTTATTATTTATTTTAAAAAAATTTCCATTATATCTAAACATGCTTATAATTGTTTCTACAAGATCGGAAGTATTCTTTAGTTCTACAGTGAATGTCGGAATACCTTCCGGAGGATTGGTTTCTAAAACTATTGAATATATATTTGCAGTCCCTCCAAACTTCTCATAATACAATATTTCGTTTCTCGTAAACATAACGGATTTATTATTTATATTTCTAGAAAAAAATAATAAATTGTAGTTACTGCTTCCTAATAACAAACTATTAACAGCTCTTTCCGCGCATTCCAAGAATGCACTATTAAACCTAACTCCAAAATATCTGAGATTATTAAAAAAATTATTCCTGAACGGATCTGCTGCTGCGGGATCTTGTTCTTTGTCAAAATGAATTAGTATAGAGTTATTTATCTTCGAGAGAATATAATATTTATTATTAAATACAATAGTTTGGATAAAACTTACATTACTGTAATTATCTATTTGTATTTGTGTATTTATAAATGGATTTGGTATAGATTTCGAGTTATCAAGTTTTAGTACATATTTGTCAGAATTTATGAATAACAATTCATCTTCATTTTTATTATAATATGATTTGACTAAATTTATATTAGAAGCGTTTTCGCAAACAAGGATTTTAGTGTTGGTATCTATAGTTAACCTATAAGTTTTTACATTGTCTATATTAGTATATGTATAAGTACATATTATTTCTTGGCTTTTTTCTGTACCGATCTTATAGTAAAATTTCAATGTTCTATTTGCGTCGAAACCTACAGTACACGAAGTTGAGCTTCCTAAATCTATAGTATTTATTTTTACTCCTTCGTTATATACATCGTAAAAAAATCTAACGTCAGAGGATTCTTTTTCTATGCCGACCCATTCTAACAATTTGTTTCTTTCAGATTCGTTATTCCCATTTAAACACTTAAATCCGTTTATATAATTATTCAGATTTGACTGAAAATTAAATATTTGGGAATTTTGTAAATTTAATTTATACAATTTATTATTAGAAGTATAAAGATATAAATTATAATCCTTGTAGTATGATATAGAAACGTTATTTAAAACTTCTCCAGAATTGTCATACAATAAAAAAGAGCACCATACATTTATATTAGGATTATATACCGACAAAAAACTATCGAACACGAGTACAATTTTATCGTTAATATAATGGACTCCGACTATATTATAATTTTGCGAATATTTTAAATAACCCACCCTCTGATAAGTAGTAAAATTAGAAATATTATTATCGGATTCTACTAAGTAACTCTGGAACTTCATAAATATTTTTCCAGAAATACTATATATTTTTTCGATATTGTTGTTTGGTAGATTAGAATTGTTAGTATTAGCATTTTTCTCTTCTATCAAATCTAGATTGTTTAGTGCATATATAGAAACACCGCCGTTTTCTTTACAAACAAAAAATTTACTATTTAAAAAAATAACGTCATTCATATTAAAATTTAGAGATTTATTTTTGGCAATCTTACCAGATATCAAGTCAGACATTCTACCTTTATATGTGTTAAAACATTGTTGTATATCTTTATTTAAATTATACATACCGTCATTTAGATTAAGACGAGATTTTATATTTTCATTTTTGCCGTCTATAAAAAAATCGTTGATAGGAATTAAAACGGTAGGGTAATTTCCAAATCCTTTATTCTTAATAAATTTCATAACTTTATGAGTAATATTTATCATGAAATTCCTCCTATTAATATACTATTAGAATGTTTATCCAATTATTTGTATTTACAAAAAATAAAAAAAAAGAAATGTCCTACTGACCGTCACGATAACTCCCACACACCCATTCTCAGGGTATATAAGAATTTCGTGACGGCGACGGCGGCGAGGGACCGGCCAACTTCTCCGCCTAGTAGACCAAGGGCATCTACCTCGGCTGTCGCGCCGCCGTCTCGGACTGAGCGTTCGTCGCTTAAGGGGCATGGCCGACCCGCCCCCGCAGTATACCCACCAATAACAGTACGTCGACGACGCCACCTGTTACTGATGTCATACACAATTACAATATATAGTCATTATACCGATTTATTACGAAAAAAAAAGAAACATGTTGTACGCCTCCCAAACGTACAACATGTTTCTCAAACTTGTACTCTACACTATGTATAAAGTACAAAAATTTTTCTCTACTTTTAAATAACAGTCTGGTAACATATCGACATTACCAGAAAATATTTTTAAATTTTTATCGTTAATTTCTGTTTTTATTTTATCGAAAACAGAAATTAACGAATCTTTACTCTCGTATTTTATATCAATAATACGAGAGTAATATTCATTTTCGGGAACTTTTCCGTTCCCGAAAATAATTAGTATTATTTTTTTCATATTCCCCTCCCACAATTATAATATATAGTCTATGTATCGTTTAATACAAAAAAAATATCTGCCAGCGTTATGCTGGCAGATATTATATTGTTATACATGATGGATCGGCAACGTTCCGTGCTCAAAAATGAGTACGGAATCTATGAAGCCGGGGATTATTTTTGGTTCAATCCCCAAAACCTTTTCTATGAAATTTTTAAATTTTTCAAAATCTTTATTTTTTGATATAAACGAGATTTTATTATCGCCGTTTAAGTAATCTTTTACATCCTCTTTTTTAAATTCTCTCCGGTCTACGATTCTTCCTTCGCTTAAAATCTCAACGAAGAAAGAATCTCCGAAATTTGATTTTCTTTCAAAATTCATTGTTCACCCTCCTACCTCCTACTATAACTAAATTTCGGCTTCGATTATATAATAATCGAAACCACATCCTCCGCCGTTAGATGACGCGGTTTTTACATACACTACATCCAATTTTTTATAATTGTCGTTTTTTATTAACTTTAAAGAACGCGGGCGAGAATCGGAAAACCCACCGCCCCAACTCAAAATTATGAAATAATAAAATTTTCCGCCGTTTTTTACAATATTTATTAATTCGCCTAAATCGACGGATTTTAAGATATTATATTTGTTGTTTTTAATTTCTAATGTTTTAAATACTCCATAACAGTCTACACAACTGTTAATTTCGAAAATACCGTTGTTGAATACATCTATAAATATTTTTAAAAATTTGTTCTCTATTTTTTCATTTTTAATTATTCTTTTTAAAATTTCATTATTATTTTTACCTAATACACAATTCATTATTATTGAATCAAAATCTCTTATTATATTTTTATCTAATCCGTTTAATTTGAAATAATCCGTATAAACAGTTAAGAAATTTAGATTTTTTAAATAATCGTTATCTTTTTCATATAAACGTTCTATTTTATCAAATAGATTTATATTTTTATATACTAAAAATAAATCTTCCGGTTCGTATTTTGAACCTGAATACTTTACTAGTAAGTCGTTATTTATTTTATAATAAAGCATAATATACCCTCCTATCGTATTACAAAAAATAAAATACACAGGCATGTTAAATGCCTGTGTATTTTCATTAAACCATCATATTGATAACATCGTCGACATCGATGTTTTCTGCAATATTGCAGAAAACATTTAGATTTATCAAATAGTAGGTGGTACCTAAACCACCACCATTCGACATTTTTAAAACCTTCTTTTCGATAGAAGGTTCAATATTTTTAAATATTAATAGCCCTCTGGAACGGTCGAACGAACCACCCCAGTCAACTTTGACGAGAACGTGAGTTGCGTTCTCGGAATCAATAAAATTAATTTTTAAATATTCATTACCTTTTTTGGATGTTTTCATACATCCAAATCCGACGATATAATCCCTACCGTCGAATAATTTATTATAATTTATAAAATTTAAAAATTTATTAATTTTTACTCCTTTTATATTTAAATTTTTTCTATCAATGTCGACCGTGTCGTCGACGTTTACGACTTTTCTATATCTTGCATATAATTCTCTGAATATGTTTGTTTCGCTACCACCCATACCCATACTGTAAATTTCCGACACCGCCACATAACTGACGATGTCAGTGTTGTTTGTATTTTCGAGAGCTCTTTCGAGTTCGTCGAGATACATGGAGACTGTTATACTGTCTCCTGAAACATTTTTGGAACTAATGTTCCAAATAACATTATTGTTTTCTTCAAAATAATACTTCATACCATTCCTCCTTATTTAACGTCGCAAATAATTAATCGGTATGTAATTATTATTTGCGACGAATTTTATCAGCGAATACATCGCTATTCGTATATACAATATCTAATTTATATTTTTTTTTTAAATTTTCAATTAGTCAAATAAATGACGTCAGAAGCATAAAGACCTTTTTTCATAAGATCTTTATTGTTAATTATATCAAATCTGGTATCTTCTTCTGTACAAAAATCGTTTATAATGGATTTTAAAACGTTGTCAAAATATATATGCTTTGCAAATAATGTGTTTGTTATATAAGTTTTGGGCATTATTTCTACAACATATTTATCATTTTCAGAAACGTTCGAATCTTTATTCGATATAATTATTTTTCCTATACTAAATGATAGTATAAAATTATATATTTCATGTTTGTCTATATAAATCACTTTTCTTTTTAAATTTTTATCGCTTTTTATATAACTAGAAATATTAAAATTGTTTCTAGTTATATCTTCTTTATCAGCAAAAAATATTATACAATTTTCAGAAACACGTTTTTCAAAATTCATAATTTTCCTCGGATTTTGTCTATTACATATTTAGTCCTAAATATTAGTCCTAAATATTCTAAAATTACCATTATGACAATAAAAATTTTTATTAAACCAGTTTTTATAATTCCCAAGATGAAAAAATAATTGTCGTCAAAATTAACAATTATTCCTAAAAATACACCGCTTTTCAGGATAATAAAAACCAAAACGAATTCGTAAAAAATCTCGTCTAGAGAAAAATCTTTAAATCTATTATCGAAATTCTTTCCTAATATTTTTTTCTTTGAAATAGAAATCAACAATATTGTATCTATCAAAATTTGTGTCAAAAAATAAAACCGAATCAAAAATACAATAATATATTCTGTTTTTATTTTTGAAAGTCCTGCTAAGAAATCATATTTATTAAAAATATATATTATAAACGCATTTAAAATATTCGAAACGATAATAAATTTAAGAACAACATTTTCGTTATCAAATTTCATTTTATCTCCTCCTAATATTATAAAATATATGTGTAGAATACTATATAGTATTCTACACATATACACAACTAATAATTTATCAACTTCACGAGTCCCATTCCAATTCTCTTCATTTCAAATTCTTTTCTATAGTTACTAAGTTTGAGAGAACTTACATTACTCCTCCCAATAAGAAGAGAATCGTTAGTTCTTTTATCACAATCTACCAACGAAGCTGATATTACTTTATATTTGTTTCCTATATCTATTATTTGTTTAGGTTTATTGGTTCTTCTAGAATCTTTGAATCTGCTCGTATTAACTGAATAGAAATATCCGATATTCTCAGCATCACTTATACCTAAAATTATTCTATCCGTAGGTACTATTTCTTTCCTCATGGGAATTGCAGATACTATCGGATTTTCAAACACCAAATTTACACCGCTAGCAGTTCTACCCAATTCTGGAACATCACTTATAGGAAATTTAAGATAAAAAGAATTTGTATCTACGAGCAAAACATTTTCTTCATCGTATATACTAATAGACAAATCCACATTTCCTACATTGACTTGTCTATCGCCAATATCAGAAACTTTTATTATTTTAATCTTAGACTCCTTATTATTTACTATTATTATTCGTTGCTCTTCGTTTTCGTAAGGAGCTACAGATTTTATATAATTTTCTTGATCGATTAATTGTTCAAACCACACGTTGAAAGTACTAATTGAAGCCATAGAATATTTTTTAGCGGTATTATCGCTATAGAACACCACGTATCCCTTTATCGGTTTCTTTATATCTACCACTCCTAAAATTTCTTTATATTTTTCTCCACCAAGTTTAAAGAATTTCATACCATTTAGAATATTTTTATTCTTTTTCAAAAAATGTTTTTCAAATATACCGACACAATTTCTAGAAAACATCAATACGCCGGACTCTACTGTTTTATCTTCCGACTTAGAATTTTCAGAAACCGATATTATTTTAGTCATTCTATGTCTCCTATATTTATTTTCTATAAAATCCATTTCTTCTTTTATTATCTGCGGTATTCTATCGAGATCATTATTGAGTCTTATCAATTCATGATTTAATTTTTCGATATTTTGTTTTAATTCGTGAGCAGTATATCTTGATAGAGATATCAATTGCATTTCGCAGATACCTTTTGCTTGTATTTGTGTAAGTTTGAATTTTTTAGACAAGATTTCTATCGTTTCTTGTTTTGTATTTCCATGTTTTCTAATAGTATCTATTATTTCATCTATTCTATCATATGCACTATACAGACCTTCGAGCACATGTTTCTTTCCTTGTATTTTTGATATTTCGTAAGTAAATTTTCTCTTTTTGCAAGAAACTCTTACGTTATACCAATTTTCTATAATATCTTTTATGTTTACAGATTTGACTTTTCCGTCAAAATTTGCCATAAACGATATCGGTCTCGAAGTTTGTATATCGGTAAATTTATACAAATTATTCATAATTGTTGTGAGGTTGCCGTCTTTTTTGCAAATGATTTCAAAATACATTCTATTATTTTTTCTATCATATTGCTCGTTGACATGGAGAATATCTTTAAAACATTCTATATTCTTTTCCATAGCAGCCGTTCTTATTTGTTCTTTTATCACATCGAGCGTAACTCCGTATGGAAGATCATTCAATGTTATAGTAGAATTATTTTGATCGATGACGTATGTCGATCGTATTTTAAGTGTACAAGGAGTTCCTTCAGAATATAATTTATATATTTCGTTACCATTAATTATTTCTCCACCAGTAGGAAAATCCGGATAAAAGTTTTTTACTAAATCTTTCAAATGTATATCGTTGTCGTCTATATACATTTTAGTAATTCTAACTACATCTGATAAATTGTGTGGTGGTATATTAACAGCAAATGCTTCGCCCAAACCACTAGAACCTTCTACTAAAAGTAGAGGGATTTTAGATGGCAGATATACAGGCTCCTTATACCTATCGTCGTAATTATTTTCATAATCTATAGACTGATCATCTATTTCCGAAGTAATCACATCTTTACAAAAATCTGATAATCTACACTCTATATACCGAGCTGCTGACGGCGGATCTCCATTCTGTGCTCCAAAATTTCCTTGTCCATCTATGAGAGGATAATTTATATTAAATGGTTGCGCCATATTCACCAACGCAACATAGATAGATGAATCGCCGTGCGGGTGATATTTTCCCATAACAGTTCCCGTTACATACGCAACTTTTCTAAAAGAGTTTTCAATATGTTCTTCATACATTGTATATATTATTCTTCTCACTACAGGTTTTAATCCGTCCGCAAAATATGGAAAAGCTCTATAAAATGTAGCTTTAGCATATTCGGAAATATTTTCAATAACAATATCTTCAATCTTTCTATTCTCTATCATTCAGAACCTCCGAATACATTAATCAGTTTCCTACTTTATATTTGTTGTAGGCTAATTAATAATATATAATTATTATTTTTTTAAACAAAAAAAATAAAGGTGATAAAATCATATCACCTTTATTTTCAATTTTGACATTAACAGATTTCTTTCACAGTTTCATCTCTAGTTTTCTGTTGTTTTCAGAATATTTGAAATTTTTTACCTTTTCGAAAAACAGGTCTGCGATCTGTTTTTCGGCAACCTCAAAGTAACTTTCAATAGCCATCTTTGTAGAAACGTCCTCGTCGGTATTTATTTTTCCATTTTCGATATAATTTTTGAATATTTCCGCTTCTTTTTCGTCGCGGAACTCAAACTCAACTCTCACTGTCATACTTTCCTCCTTTAATCAATCTCAATTGTCAAAAGTATGTAAACGAACAATTGAGATAAAAATTTTAAGCTACATACGAAGCTTATCCAATATACAATATATAGTTAAAAAATTTTTTATTAATACCGGGGAAAATACCCCGGTATTAATATTATATTATTTACTAGAAATTATATTCTTTAATTCTAATAATTCATTATAATTACCGTCGTCGTTTACCCATTCTTTTATATTTCTATATAAACTAGAATCTTTGTCGGCATAATTATCTTTTCGTATTTTAATAATATCGTTAATAGAAACTATTCCGGCTTTTTCCAACATTTTTCTACCGACGCCAGGAATACCTATATTTGATATCAAATCTAATTCTGTTATATTTTTAGTATTATTTATAGACTCTACTATCTTAGATATTTTTGTACCGTTCTTACTATATCCTGGTAATAGAGAAAGTATTTCGGAAATGTTAGATTTATACATATCCGATATACCTTTTATTGCACCGGCATCATATAAATCTTCTATTACCTTTATACCAATATTTTTTGCATTGAGATTACTAAACCAGGAATATACTTTATTTATTATTTTATCTTTACAATCTCTATTTTTACAAACAAGGTTTACACCATCTTTATAGAGAGTCGAACCGCACGACGGGCAAACATTTGGTATTTCGAACAAATGGTTCTTTCTTTCCACGACTCTTACTAAGTGAGGTATTACGTCATTAGCTCTCTCTACTTCTACAACAGTATTCTTTCCTAGTTTGTATTCTAAAAATTTAGAAAAATTACTAAGAGTAACACGTTCTATATCAACACCGCCTATTTCAACTTTTTTGAGAATAGCGGTCGGTATGAGATATCCGTTTTTACTAACTTCCCATTCTATATCTACTACTTCTGTTAGTTTACTTTCTGACGGCGGTTTTAATGCTATACAATAGTGGTGATGGTGATCTACTATTCTCATCATATCTATTTTTTGATGTTTCAATGTATTATTTATAACGAATATTAAACCATCTGTTTCATATTCCCACTCTTTTCTATATTCATCTAAATATTTTTTAAATATAAAATCTGGAGAAGATTTCATATTTAATTTAAAAGTAGTTATAAAATGAGGTACTGTATTTTTTACTATAGTCTTGAGAAATTCTAATTTCTTAGACACGGTTTTTTCTTCATAAATACTCTGTTTGTTGTAAAATATAATATCATATGCTACGAATCTTACATATTCTATTTCTTTACTCAAATCTTTTCGTTTTATGATTCCGGAGCATAAATTTCTCAATGGACTGTTTGCGTATTCATCAATTTTTAATAGTTTTGAGTTTTTCGGAATATATAATTCTCCACGTATTTCTATCTCTTCGCCGGTGATAGAAATTTTACTAGGAATATCTTTTATATATTCTCCATACATTATTTTTCTACCTTCTTTTCCATCTCCTCTCGTCGCAACATATTCGAGTATTCCTTTATTGTTATATTTACAAGTAGCGCTAATACCGTCTATTTTCGGTTCAACTACCATATCGTCACTTTCACAATTTATACCTTTTAACCATTTATATAAATCGTCTATACTTTTAGCTTTTCTCATAGACAACATTGGATACTTGTGAAAAACAATGTCGTCCCCAGAGCTCGTCTCTTTAGAACCTACCAAAGAAAAATAATTATTTTCTGGATCTATTTCTCGCAATTGATCTTCTAATTCATCAAATTCTTCATCAGATATTAGTGGGTTTCCTTCATAATAAGCTTTTCTATATTTTAATAGAAGCTTAACTAATTTATTTTTATCCATAACTTACCTCCGCTATATATCTGAAGATAATATATAAATAAAAATACGTTTGATGAATTATCATTTTTCTTTCTCCGTTTCTTCCTCAGCTTTTGTTTTTATAATCGGTTCTAATCCAGCTCCTCTAAAAAAAGATATCAATGTTTTTATACTCTGTTTGTTGTCGAAACGAGTAGTGACGTCTTTCAAATAAAATTTTCCAGTTAAATTTATATTTTCCAACATCTGGGCTTTAGCAACCGGATCGTCGGATCTCGGCCCTAAAAATTCTTTAATACTATTTAGATTGTTTATCGACAACAACGAAATTGTTTCCATGTTACTAATAGCAGCGGCTTTCGATTTTCCAGTGACCTGACCTGTCAAAAGATTTACCACACTCGTATCGTTAGATGCTGCGTTTTGGTTGTCAGCTATCTGTCGTAACCGTCTTATGGTGACCATAATGATAGGAACTTTAGAATAAGTTCTTAATGGTCTTTCTGGTTCTTCAGGATTTTTGTGAGGAAAATATACGTATTCTTCCAACTGTATATTATATTTGTCTGCTAAATTTTTTATTTCGTTTACAGTCGGATAACCCTCTCCCGGTTTATTTTGGTCTACTTCTATACACAAAGTTTCTTCGTCATTTAATATGTCTCTCATAAATTTATCAAATTCTTTGTCACTCATTTTTTCAAACAACTCTTTATAAATATTTGCGTTGAACCCTGATTTATCTACATCTAAAAGAAAATCTATTATTTTCTTTTCGGCAACATATCTTTTTCTTTTTATTTTATAATCATCGGTTTTTGTAGCCATGACTAATTCCTCCTATATATTGAGAACAATGATTTACTATATAATATGTTAATGAAACAATATATTTCTAACAGGACAAAGCCTGTTAGAAATATTTTATATTCTATACTTTTTCCACGTAGTCATATCATAAGCATAAATAGGAGTTAAACCGGGAATATTTTGTATCACATTAAAAATAGATCTAAAAGGATCATATCTATTTTTATAAATATATTCATAAACTTCTTTAGACGAATAAGCTAGCGAAGATATTACTAATGTCGTACAAATATATTTATCTCTGTTCAAACTTTCTCTAACAAATTTATCATAATCTTCTTCTGATTTAAAATAACCTTTGTTTCTGAAAATTTTTAAAGAAAATATAGTATTACTATCATATTTAATTTTATTTTTATACATAGTTTCTAAAAAATAAATTAAATTTTCTTTTTCTTCCGGCCTTATTTTTAATTCGTATACCGTTATCATTCTTTCGCTCAGTATTTTCCCGATAACAAATTTTTTATAATTAGTTTTATTCATACCGTCGGATTTCATTTCATACACAGCAGTCAGTTCTTTATCGAGCGATATAGCAGAATGTGTATAGAAACTTTTAGTAACTCCTCTTATAACTTTGCTATCAAAAGATGATCTGTCTTCCGAAAATAAAATAACATACACCGATTCCGTTTTCATAGAATTTTCATATTCTTCTAAAGATATATCATCAACAAATTTTACAATCATTTTATTCCTCCAAAACAAAATACTAGTATCTATTAAGATGTTGAAAAAAAATAACCGCGCTAAGAAGCGCGGTTATTCGTTGTCGTTTACTCTAATCCCAATCCAACAGAGAACAATAATGCATCTAAAACTACTCCCGGTATATCATCTACTATATCTTCGGATTTTATATCCAAATCGTGTGCTTCGAACGGATCTTCTTCCAACAACATAGAAACTAACCTAGTTCTTAAATCTATGTTTGTAGCCATCGTTGATATGAATCTATGTGCTAGCGCCGGATGAACGCGTATCAGCATATTATTTAATTCCATCTCTCCAAACTTTATAGGAGTTGTAGAATATGGTCCGATGTTACTAGATCTAACTGTTCGTTGTGGCAATCCTAAATGGTTTACAGATCCTAAAGACCTGACAATCATTTTGCTCTCGGGATTATGTTTTAGAAGAATCATATATTTATCAGAAATTATTACTGGTCGTTTTGTAATATATTCTCTCACAAGCTGCCCTCGCTCATCGACGGAAACACCGACATTTCTATCATATATCCTTCTATACAGATCAGCATTAGATATGATGTTTTTATAAATATCTTTAGTTGTTCTATCAATTACATCATATCCACCTTCCCCGTCAGGTATATAAATAAAATCGTCAAACATGTAACCGTCCGATATTTTTTCTTTCGGATAGTGCGGATTAGGAATATTATTAGGATCTAATCTGTGTGGAACTGCCATTATAAACTGCAATTCTTCGTCTTCCAATTTTTCTACTTTTATGGGCATTTTATGAGTAGTTCTAGAATTTGGGAATGTTCTCTTTATTCTGACATTGGAAACCTTTATATTATATTTATTATAAATATATTCGAGTTGTTCAAAAGAAATGTTGTGAAACGGTGGTTGTTGTACGAATATGCCTTTCGTCTTAGTCTCTTCTATAAACTTATCTTTGTTTTCTTCGGAAAGATTATAATAATATTCCTTCAATTGTTTTCCTTGAACTAAATCTATATCTGAGATGTAACTGCTAAGTAATTCGAACGCTTCGTCTCGTTTCATAAACAACATTCTTTTTCTAAGTATTTCCGATATATAATTTATCTCGTGTTCAAAATTCTGACCTATGTTCAATCTGGCTACAATTCCAGGAGGAGATAATATTACGTCAGCTCTATTTCCATATTCGTCAACTGGCATTCTGTCGTCCGGCCATATAGCACAACATACGCCTTTTCCACCGAACCGATCAGTCATTTTATATCCGTACGATAGAGAAGCAGTCTTTGCTAATACAAATGTGATGTGTGCAAACTCGAATACTCCTGTATTGGAACTAAATTTAATTTTAGTTTTCTTTTCAGAATTTAAACTAAAATTTTCTACATAGTCAGAAGCTTGTTCATACAAATGTTTCATTTTGAAAGAACATTTGTTTGTTCTATCTTTTATAATAGGTTCTATTATTTTGAGAACTTCTTTATAATAATTATATTGAATCGTGTAATACTTAAGGAGTTGTTCACGATGTTTATTTTTCATCAACTCTTCTTGATTGTTAACGTGTATTATAACATCTATTAGTTCCCCTTCGCCATAATACCACTGATCATTTATCATAGGTCTCATGCAGCTATCAGAAGTTAATTCGGAACTGATATTAAAATTATTTACCCTTCTTTTCACTAAAAGAATTCCGTCTTTAACTTCTTCTCCTACATCTGGAAAAGATTTATAATTCTCATAATCTCCGTACATGTTAAGTAAACAATCGCCTATATTAAGAGTTATGCTGATTTTGTTTATCATACAAAAAGTATTTCTCTTAACAAAAGATTCTGAATATACTTGACCGTCTTCTTCGGTTTCCGGCAACGACATGTACGCAACTTTCGCATTAATTCCATAATTATAATTTCCGTATTCGTCAAAATTATTTGTAGTACTTATAAGAGTACCTTTAGGAATTATAGATCTCTTTTTGAGAAAGTCTGCTTGTACATATGGTTTTATATAACCGTGTACTTCTGATAATTTTTCATAATGAATATTTTCGTAAACACTATATTCATTGGTTATTAAATTTTTAAGTATATACACATACGCGAATCTATTTCTAGCACCATAGTTCTTCTCTACTACGCCTACAATTTCATAAGACTCTTCCGCAAACTTATGATTATCGGCATATTCACCAAATCTGTTTTCATATCCAGTATACACTCTCGGATGTTCTGGATTATTCAACATATTCATCTGTTCAACATGAGCAGAAAACATTTGTGCTCTGTTTCCGCTAGTTTTATTAGGAAAGGTCATGTTTAATATAGTTAATGCTTTTTCAATCTTTTTTCCGGAAAAGGTTTGATCCAACTTTTCCATATCTTCTTTTCTGTGACCCATTATTTCCTCCCTATAATGTTTTGTTACGCAAAATGATAATATATAATTAATTTATATTTAATTAATACTGGGTAAATTATATACCCAGTATTAATTAATTTATATTTAATCTTCTTGCGGAACTGTATAAGATAATTTCTCATCTTCACAATTCACAACCACTCCTTCTAAAGGAGTCACAAATTTATAATTATCATTAGCGTATTCTATTTCTGTAGAAACTCCATCTATAATTTCTACATCTTTTTTAAAATTCTCAATATCGAATTTTGTTACGTTAACATTACTGAAAATGTTTAAATCAGAACCGTTAAACATCCAAAGTTTTTCGTACATCTTTTCTACATCAATATTTGTATCGTGATGTAGATATCCCGGATACAGTTCCGAATATGTGTAAATAAATAATTTAAGTTTTTCTTCACTAACGTTTTCTGCAAACGATTTTAGATCTGGCGCATCTTTACCGATTGTCAAAACAGAATATAAATATATTTTTACAGTAAGTTTGAGAGCCATTGCAAAAATCAAATTTTCTTTACATGTTTCTAAAACAGATTTTCGTGTAAATGATACTGACGGATATATATCCAATTTATATGATAGTGGAGAACCAGATATTCCATAATTTTTTTCTAATAGAAATTCTAAATCACTTAATTCCGGTCTAAATCCAGTTTTCTGATCAAAAACCGTTGTGAAAGGCAAACCTTCTATGTTACCTTTGTTTTTGATGAACGTTGTTTTTACCAACATTCCTCTAATGTCATCCCCATATATAGGTTTCTTTTCATCAATTTTTTCTTTTCCTTCCAGATTCAGAATGCTGTATGACTGGAAAATCATTTCGTCTCCACCTTTAAGTCTTTCACCAGGTTTCAAAAACGGCAAAAATTTCTTAGGCATATCATACGCGTTCATAACAATTTGATTCGTGATATGATTTATCATTAATAAAACTATATTATATTTTTTCAAATATACTTTTACTTTTTTGATTAGAGAAATTATTCCTCTAGCTTCTTTTGCTCCGTCCGTGTTATTAAAAAGATTTTCAGCATGTTTGACATTTCCATCTTTATCCATTTCAAATTCTTCCATGTCAAAAGTTAACACCGCTACAGAATCTACTAAAACAAACGTCGGGGCATATACCGTCAAACTATCAGAATCTATATCTCTATACTCTGTTTCGTGTAAAAGTAAATTTTTATTTTTTTCTTTTTCATACGCGATAGTTCTTATTTTATTATAAATATCTAACATCGAATTTGTATAATCTATATATTCTAGATTATTTAATATGTCTCTATCTGTCCAGTTCAAAATACTTTTTATACGATTTATCGGTGTATTGTGTTCGACGTCGAAGAAAATAAATTCTCCGGTATCGTTCTTACCGCTAACCCTTCTCCAATTTTCTAGAGCACCACCTATCATCTGTATAGCTAATGTAGTTTTTCCTGTTGCAGAACTTCCTACCATAGAAATCAATGAAGGAACTAAACCTCCGTTTATAGTAGGAAATCCGTAAATATTATCTGTTGAATACCCGCTGAAGTAATCTATAAGTGTAAATCCAGTTATGTTTGCTACACTTATGTATGAATCTTCTTCATCATCTAGATAAGTAGCCAATTTATTTTTTATTATTGACACGTGAACCTCCTAACTTAATATTATTTAGAATTTTGATCATTTATATTTTTTTCAACGTATACATTCGCTCCGGAAACGTTTAGAAATAAATTTGAACAGTTATAAATTTTTTGATATTCTGAAGAAATGTAAGAAAATATAAGATCTTCCGCAGATAATTTTGTATAATTATTATTTTTATTAATATTTTCAACATCATTTCTTATTTTCATAATGAATTGAAAAAACGTTGTAGTTTTACTCAATATAGAATTCGATATATAGTTCATTATATTATCTTCGTTTGCAAAAAACAACAATAGTTCATCTTTCATAAATTTTGACAAATTTTTTTCTACGGAATACATAACAGATTTTGTTATATTTGAGAGTTTATCTCTTTCAGTAAAATTTGATAAAAATAATATAATACCGTTTGAAGAAGATAATGGTTCTGATATATCAAACAATTTTGTGATCAAATACATATTTATAATTTTATCCAATTCAAATAATACAAAATCACTATTCATTTTTTTATCTCCAAATTCTTTTTTTCTGCCAATATATAATAAATACAATGTAATCATAGAAAAGAATATTATATAGATTACAAAAAATAATAGTGTGAAATATAAAACTTTGTTATTATTATCCATTTTATTAGAATCCTCCTAATAGTATGTTTTACTAAGAATAAAAAAATAAACTGAACAGATACATTTTAGTATCTGTTCAGTTGATACAAATTATTATAACAGTATTTCCGAATCATCGGCCATAAATGTAAACAAATTGGTAAGCATGTCTTTTATAAGACCGAAGTCTTGATTGAAATAAGAATCTCCTGTTTTATCAATTATCAAGTTTCTAGGACTAAAACCTTCTTCAAATGCTTTTATAAGACTCTTTTCTTTTATACAATAAACATTTAAAACGTCTCCATCGAAATCTGCGTTTAGACTAGCTAAACTCGTAAGCGGTATAGCCATAGTAGTATCGTTAGCATCTTTGGTAACGTGAACTATTTTCATACATTGTATAGAGCCAAGGTCGAACGTCGGATTTCGATTTATTAAAACTCTCAGCGTATCACCTCTTCTTTTTATCATTTCTTCTATTATACTATAGATAGCTTCATCTACTTTATTAGAATATTTTGCTCGCTGAATATATTCATACAGTTCATACACAGTCATATTTTTAAATGCTGGATTTCCATAACCTCTTCGCATAGCTGCTAGAATTTCTAGAATGTATAATTCTATAAATCCTTTATAATTTAATACTATATGGTCTAATCCAGCATATTCGCCCGTCAGAGATCTGATAACGAACCTTCCAGAAAACATTAATCTCGATCCTAGGATCTTAGATCGAATTAGCTTTTCTTTACCGCTGAGCATTTTCTTTATCACATACAAATACATTTCTTGTAGAACCATTTGAATGGCTAACAAATTTTCGAGATTCAATACAGTACTCGAATTATTTTTCTTTATAGTTTTAGAAATTGATACTATCTTTTGATAATAAGAATTTATTTTATTGTAAGAAATCATCTTCGAATTTGTCGATAAATAGGTAGGTCTCAAGTATGTATGTGTTATTGGTATGAATCTAGAAAATATTTTGTCTTGATTATCTATTAAGAATTGTAATTCTCTATCAGAAACATTCTTTTTTATATTTGCATAAAACGTCAATATTTCTGCAAATCTTTTTCGGAATTCAATCATTCCGATACCGTTATATTTTTCTCTCGGATTCTTTTTCTTCATATCCAAGAGACCTTCTATATTGATACTAACATCGTATTTCAGGATGTTAATAAGATTTTTCGATCCAACTACTTTGGCGATCAATTCATATGCGCCCGGCTGTATTATAAAATATGGAGACAGATCAACCCATCCCATTCGTCTTGTTTCCGCCGTATATTTTTTCTTTACGACGGTTCCACATTTTTCACAAATTTCTCCTTCAACAAATTTCCAAGAAAGAGCTCCGCACTCACAACTGTATTCGCGGATAGTATCTTTATTACTATCGCGATCGGTATGCATGATACCACCAAGTTTGTCACTGCATATACCATCTTCTGTAGTTTTTACAGTTCTCCTATCGATAAATACTTCGTTCTTAATATTAGTTAACAAATTGTTTTCTTTTTCATATAAATATCTTTTTTCCCAACTTCTTAATACTAGCATTTATCCCTCCAAAGTAAAATTTTAAAAAAATAGTACTAGAGGTTTTAAGCCTCTAGTACTATTTTATTCATCGATTAAAGAGGGCGAACCGGCTTTCCGTCTTTACCAGCCTGTTGTTCGGAACCGCCTTCTTTCTTCTTCATCTGCTGCATGAGCATAAGTGTTGTAGCATCGATCTTTCCGCCGCTAAGAAGAGCAAACATCATAGGATCGATTTCTCCACCCTGCTGATTCATGAGCATGAGCATAGCGGGATCTACTTTACCGCCGCTAAGCATAGCGAGCATCATAGGATCGAGTTTGCCACCCTGCTGGTTCATAAGCATGAGCATTGCAGGATCTACTTTGCCGCCGCTAAGCATAGCGAGCATCATAGGATCAATTTTGCCGCCCTGCTGATTCATGAGCATGAGCATAGCGGGATCTACTTTACCGCCGCTAAGCATAGCGAGCATCATAGGATCAATTTTGCCGCCCTGCTGCTGCATAAGCATAAGTGTCATAGGATCTAAAGCCATAGTAAACCTCCTAAAAGATTTTAGTGAATTTTTTTACCGAATATCAAGTACAGATATTCTCTTAGATCAAACCAATTTAATTAAATCGAATATATCCTGCTCTTTTATTTTCATTTATATGTATATCCCATTATAATTTTTTATAATCGAATTTTGCCTTATTTAGTATCTTTTTTATCGATTTTTATCAAGAAATATTGCAAAATTTACCAAACTTCTAGCGAATAATATATAGTTCTAATTAATTTTAATTTTTAAAAACCTAAATTATTAAAATTAATCTTTACCATAGAGATCAATTCCGGTTCGTACATCGCTTTAGTAAATATTATTGGATCTGCTAAATATTCTTCGATAGGATATTGTAAAATTTTTCTATAACCCGATTCGAATAAGAATTTATTCTTTTGTTCATCCGTTCTTATTTGTACTCCACTCTTCTTAATATCAGCACTGAGAAGAGTTATCATAGTTCCTAATTTTTCGAAATAACGATAATCTTGTCTAAAATTATCTTCTTCTCTGATCCTGAACTCTGGTAATCTGATCCATGCGACGTCGATGGGTTGTGTGAATTTTCCCTCGAACAGGAATCGTTTCTCTGCTGTGAACGGAACGAGTAAAGGTTCTGTTTCCCCATCTTCCTCGAAATATCTTCTTACTGTTGGAGACGGTATATATGAAACATCTCTTTCTACAATAATCCTTATCTTAGTAAAATCATATTCGAACGGAACTTCTGGATATTTAAGCTTCATCTCTTTCATTATTGCAACTATACCGATATACAGACCGTCAGAAACCATAGTTTTTGTCGTTTCGGTGTAATCGGTAACATAGACAGTTATCGTATTTGTCAACTTATCTAACTTGTCGATATACCTAATAGTTGCAAACGTGTAGAGAGAAAATTCTTTACCAAGATCATTGTAGCTGATTCCTTTATCGCCGCTCAAGAATTTCTTCAAGAACAGCATGTTCATCGTTTCACTATCTCTTTTAACTTCGTCAGATTTCGCCATCAGAGAAATTATTCCGCTACTAGAAACTGGTTTTCCTCTAGGATTTGGCGAGTGTCTATTCTCAAATTCTACAGCAATTCTTCTATCAGTAGAATAGAACAATTTAAAGTTCTTTCTAATACTTACTAGAGCACCGTTCTCAAAACACAGTTCCGGAGCTATATGTTTGATTATAGCTCTCATGGTTGCGGTTTTTCTATATCTCACACAATCGCTATATAGGAAAATAGTCTTAAATGTGTTCCTATATTCTTTATAGAAGAAATCGCACCTGCTAGATACATAAGAAGGATTTATGTTATAGAGAGAAGGTTCATCTAGATTTATACAAACAAATCTAAATCCATTTTCAAATTCCACAAATGGAATTTCTAAAGTATTCTTATTTATTCTTAGTTTATAATTTATTCCTGTCTTATTGTGTAGTTCTACAAAGAATCTTCCAAAAGGACCTTCGTAGAATTCTTCTTCTAGATTGACGAGATCTTCTAGAGGATTCTTATAATGTAAAACATTTTCGTCGACAAAAATTTCTTTTGCTCGCCTCTTAGATTCTTCACGCTTTCGCTCTTTCTCTAAATCAGCAATATGAGAATCATCGACAAGATTATCAACGTCAACAACGAGAACTTTCTTTTTAGATTCTCTTTCTCGAAAAGGTTCTAATTCTTTCTCCTCCTCCGAAGATTCTTCTGTGTTAGAATTATCTTCGTCATGTTCGGATTCTTCAGAAATTTCTTCATCGACATCGTTTTCTTCTTCGTTTACAATGCTTTCTTTTTCAATTTCTTTATCGAGCTCTTCTTTTTCTTTTTCATCTTCTACTATAAATTCTTTATTAACGTCGTCGATTTCTCCATACTCTTCTACAAATTCTTTAAAAGTAGTTTCTAATATAGAACCGTCTTTCAACTTGAATTTCAACGGATCGTTTGCATTAACGATCTTTTCGTCTTCTACATATTCTACTTTCTTTGCCTTTAAATAAGATTTAACAACATCGACAAATCTTTTAAATTCGCCATCTCTCATTATCTCTTTAGAGCACGTTTTACATGAATGTATTTTCTTACCGTTGAAAGATATTGGTAATAACTCTTCCGAACGGTAATCGTGCACAGTATCACAGACATTACATTTTACACGTACGAGAATAGAATTTCCTTCTTCCGAAATATGGACATCTTCTTCACTTATATTTTCCTCAAATAATACCAAACCTAGATCTTTATAATTTTCTTTTTCAAAGACATTATCTTTTATATACTGAACGATTTCGCTTTTCTTTTTGTTTAGAAACTCTTCTATTTTTCTTCTCTTCTCTTCTTTTTCTCTATCAATTCTTTCTTGTTCTTCTTTCTCCAGTCTTTCTTTTTCAAGTCTTTCTCTCTCAAAATTTTCTTTATTTTCTTTTTCTTCAGTTTCTCTATTTTCGTTAGCATCAATTTCTTTTTTCTCGTTTGTAGTTTCTTTATCAAGTTTTTCTTCTTTAGTCTTCACTTCTAGGCGACACCCGCAAGAATATCCTTGTTTATCTTTCATAGACAAGAATCCGTCTGGGGTTCTCAAAATCTCCTTGCCACAATATATACATTTTCCTACTAACAAAGTCTTTGTCAATGACACTTCATCGTTTTCATTATTAGCGGAAAACGTCCAAGGTAGAGGATTTTCCCACTGTTCCGCCAATTTTTCTAAAAATTCAATCATTTTCATACGTGCTTTAATCTCAGACATTTAAACCTCCCTTAATAATCAAAAGATTTGATATTTCGATCGAAATTTTGTATGATTTGTGAAAATGCATACTTTTCCTCCGTAAAATTCTATTTTATGTTAAAGGCGCTGTAATAATATATAATCGTAAAATATTTTAATTTTTTCATGGAATATAATAAGATGGCGGAAAATTCCGCCATCTTATTATCAATAATATGTAACAAGTTCAGGATCGTCGTCGTAAAATCCTTTATGTCTCTTGAAACGATTCCAATCTTTAGATTCTTTAGACGGAACTATAATTACATTTTCAGATTCGCTAAATATAGTTAGTTTTCTATTGTTATCGGATTTAAAATTAACAACAGTTTTTCCGTTATTTTCTTTAGATTCGTTGCTATCAAATATTATTTTTAGTTGATTTCCTCCGTAGTAACAATTTTTCACAGACGTCGATAATTGTAATTTTTTTGTAGATTCCGGATATTGATTGTAAATTATAAACTTTACTTCGCCAAAAGAATCTTCTATATTAAGTTTTGACGAATTATTAATTTTAAAATTATAAAGATAAAACATAAGATTATTTTCAAATTTACATTTGTTAAAGTTTATCGAATCTACATTTTTTCTACAAACAATTGTTCCATTTAAAAAATTCCCAAAATTTATTTTATCAAAATTAATATTTTGACCGTATATAACACTGTTATTAATATCTAATCTATTTATATTTTTAGCAGTCACAGTTCTATCAGATTCGATAGAAACGTTGTCAAACGTAATACTATTGCTTAACGTATCTTTAGGATCGTCTATTTCTCCTATTTCTACATATTCAGAATCGTATTCGTTGCGAGGTTTTTTATTTCTAACACTTTTTATTTTTTTAGGTTCTAAAACATCTATAAAAAAGTCGTTTGAAAATACTTTTAATTCATTAAAGAATGAAGATATTTTCCTACCAGATATAAACGCAAATTTACCTTTCCTACATTCTACAACAGTATTCGATATAAAAGTATTTTCGTCTTTAGAAGATATAGTAACGCTTTCATCGGAAGAAATTAACGAAGTTTCTGATATATTATATTCTCCGCCATTTATGAAAATAGATTTTTCGGATTTTATCAAACTGTTTAGAATCGAAATCGATTGGGGATTTCCATTCATCACTTCTAATTTTTCTTTGTGTAAAATATTTGTATTAACTATAGTAAATTTTCCAAATATCACATCCTTGTCTACAACAACAGGTATTACGTTCAAAAAAGACGAATTCATAATAGTAATTCTTGCTATAGCTTGTAATTGATATACTTTTATAAACGAATGTTTTTTAATATCTACAGCAGAATTTATTATATTTCTCCCGGATCGTATGATAGTTTCCATAGAACTGTCTACATAATTTACTGTAATATTTTCTATATTTAATTCTTTAGGTTTAGTCATAACAAAATTGATTGCTGGAACATTTTCTTTTTCTTCAGTGTTATATTCATAATCGTGTATATTTATAGTAGGAACGCCATTTATATCAAAAATAGTATTATCCAATCTATAATTGGACATCTTACAATTTATAATATTACATTCATTAAATTGATTTATATAGAATAATGCGTAACCCTTGTTAAGTTCTCTTACAGCTTTATCTTCTATATACAAACCGTTTATAGTTATATTATTATTTTTAAAAGCTTCCGCCGATAAAACATCTGCAGACGGTCCACAAATTATTCCTACATATTGCTCAAATTTTGTATTTACAAAACTTAATCCTTCCGATGTTAAAAACGTTATAGTAAAATTTTTAGAATTATCGTTTATCTGTTTACTGATTATACAGTTTTCCAAAGATATCTTCTTTTTTACAGACAAATTTGTTTTTCCAGTAGCAAGTATTTTTAAATTGTCTAATTCTATAGTGTCATTTAAACTTTTAAGTTTATGGAGAGATAAAACAACTTCTCCACTACCACCATTTATATATATTTCATTAAACCGTTGAACTATAAATTCACAAAATTCTTCATCTAAGAAAAATTTATCTTTATCAGAAATGTTTCTAAATGTTAAACTCAAACTTTTCGGAATTCCAGTTTCATATTTTTCATATCTACTTAAAAAAAATTTCTTAAACGTATTAATTTGATTGGTATTTAATTCTGTTTTAATAGTAATATTTGGTGTAAACGGTATGAGAGCTGTTTTGTTGGCTTCGTATATAGGATACTCATATTGTTTTTCCACAGCCTCGACTTTAGGAGGAGGATTTTGCGGATCGTAGTTGATATCGAATTCGTCTACAGTATATAAATCTTCTTCCTCAGTTGTTAGCAACGGAGTAGTAGCTTTTTCAACAAACAGTTCGTCTACATACACCATTAAAGTTTTTGTTTCGTTAGAAATATCCGATACTTTGTTTCCGTTTTTATCGAGTGCTAATATATTTATCTCATATAATTTAGTAGGCATCAAATCGTCTATTCTCATATATATCTCCTACTATATTTTTTCTAACTTAAAACCGTTTTCGAAATATGCGTATTTATCGTCTTCTTTTAATTTTTTCTTAAAAGGTATTCTTTCTTCTGGATAATCTTCTATGAGTTCTCCGGTTACTTTATCGTACACCAACACTCTGTCGTTGTTTACATCATATTTATAGTTTACACCAGTCAAAGAATATTTCATAGCTTTATCGTTTTTAGTTAATTTTATATTTCCTTCTTCTAGTTCTTTTTTAACTCGTTTATCCAATTCGTGTATATCTTTTTCAGAATAATTTGCTTCGCTATATGTAGGAGCTACGTCAAACGGCTTCGTGTTACCAACATTTTCGGTATAAATTGTTTTTATCATTTCTCTAGCAAGGCGACTAAAATCACTATTATCAGTATCATTATCAAGTTGCATCTTTTTAAGTTCTATATCTGCGACAGTTTTCTTAGCCATTATTTTTTTATTTATAGCTTCGATGTTAGTAGCTCTTATAGAAGACAAGGTTTTACCAATATCAGCAATATCTCGTATTTTTCCACCCGAATATAAACTGGAACTCGATAATTTGTTCATCATATTATGCAATTCTTCATATAATTTTTCGTTTTCGTCTATATTCTTATCGAACAGTTTTATATCGTCTATAAAAAAATTTATATCTAATATTTTACTTTTATCATTTTCGTCTTTATTTTGTTTTTTCATATTCTCCCCCACAAGATTTTACCACAACCATAGAACATAACCAAACGTAAAAGTAAAAGTAAAACCAAATTGATTTAAAAAAGATGCTGATAAGTCAACCATTATAGAATTGTTTGAATTAGGAAAGGTGTAAATTAAACCAAAACCTGCACCAAATCCGATAGGATAATACGCTAATACTTTAGGATAAATTCCTAATTTTTTTACTACTTTATCTACGTCGTCTTCTATCTGCTTTATAGTTATCATAACATTTTTCTGTTTATTTACCAAATCTGTTATTTCCGGAATTAATTTTTCTGTATAAATTTTTATTTCATCGATTTTTACGAGATAATAATTATCTAAATTCGTCACAAGATTTGCTAAAAAATATATCAATTTTTCCATTTCTTCTTTTGATTCAGGCATTTCTCTAACATAAGAGACACCACCAACAACAATTATAACATATTTCTTTTCAGGATCCAATTCTTTCTGTTCTTCAAAATTCCCGTTGTAGTTATTATTTTGTGATTGTTGCTGCGAACTATTATCTTGCGGAGCCGCTCTATCGACGATCAAAAATATAAATAATAAAAAAATTATAAATGACAAGAAATCGAATATATTTTTTCCATCGTTGTTTCTCATAACAAACCTCCTATTTTTATTATTGTTTACCGCCAGTTATTAAATTTCCTGGACTAGTCGGTGCCGAGGAGTTATTATTAGGTTTCATCGGTACAAAACCGATTTCGGCTAGAGCAGAAGAAAATTCTTTTTTCAAGCCAGTGCGTATATCTACAATTTTTTTATCGATTTTGGATATACTTTCTAATAACCCTATCGTTCTCCCATTAATATCTTTCATTTCCTCATCTACTTCCTTCAATTTATTTTTCAAGTCATTCAAATCATTATTTATTACAATTAAACTATCATTTATTGTAATTAAACCTTTATTAAATTCTTCAATTTTATCAAAAACACCTTTTACTCTGACTTTGCTATCAAAAATAAAATATAGTATTATTATTAATAACGCAATAATTACTACTTTCAAAATAATATCCTTCATACTACCTCCAAAAAAATAAAAAAAATAAACTACAAAAAGGTGGTTGCAAGTATTTAAAACTCGCAACCACATTTCTTCGATAATATAATATCTATTTTACATATTAATTTATTACGAATCTTTTAATTTCTTCATTTTCTTTGAAATTATTAATTTTTCTACATTCATATCTTTTATACTTTTAATTGCTTTAGATTCTATCATAACAGGATTCTTTTCAAACATTTCGGGTTTCTCAACTTTATCTCCTAAATTTCTAAAATCTATCAATTTCATAGAAACCGACTCAGACATCCATTTGGAATATTCGTTTTCTATAGAATTCCAATCTCCGAACACCATTGATGGATATATAGTAATTTTTTCGGCGTGTGCCAATTCGTGTGCTGTCGGATTTAGTGGTATTAAACCTACTTTAAATTCAAAATGCAATCTAGTTACTTCCTCACATACGTCAAAAGAACAGACCCAACCTCCGTTGTTTTCGAATTGCTTATTAGCAACAGTTTCGCAAATATCATATAACGTTAACGGCGAATGATGTATTTCTATAGTAAGTCCGTTCTTCATATTATAATTTTCAAAAAACGTACATTCATTTATCTCTAACATATTTTTTAAAAAATCTATATATAATCTATATTCGTACGATCCTCTTACCAAGGTTGTAAAATATTTAATTATTTTGCTGTTTATTTTATAATACTTTAATTCTAAATCTGGTTCTGGTATATCGTCTATTTCTATTTTGAGCATATAAAAATCCTTCCATATAAACGTTAATTTGTATTTCTTTTTTTAAACAGTCCGAAACATATATCTGAGGAGATTATTATGGAAGATTTTTATTTATCAAAACAAATTAATAAAAACAAAACAATTTCGATAATAGTTGGAAAAATAATAACTGAGTATGATATAAAGAAGGCTTATTATAACGCTGTAAAATTTATAGACGAATCTATACTCGTAAAAAATAATATAACTGAAGAAAACTATAAAGTAGAAATAGGAAAATTAGTAGCAAAAGATAGTAGTCTCTATACAAAAATATCTGAAGTAATAGTGAAATGGTTTAACGTATTTATAAAAGAAAATAAGATTAAATCTTCCAATTTTATAGAAACAACGCCGGACTCGATTTTGTTGTATAATATTATTCCGAGAAAATTAGTGTTTTACAACGGTTTATTGACGTTTGTTAATAAAAATTCGGACTATACATCCATGTATTCTCTAAAAAACAAAACTATCTTGTATAATAGCAAAACTGACACTATAAGAATAAAAGGTATTAGTAAACCATTAGTAGACGAATCTCCTTTTGTGAACAACTTTCTAAAAAAATATTTAAAGAGGATAGAAAACGATTTTTCTATAGGACAGCAACGAATAATAAATACGTTGATAGAATTTAGAAGCGAATATATAAATTCCACCGATTACAATATTTATCGTGAAATGGAAGAAGATAATATGTTAAATATTTTAATAGAAGAATCCGTGTATCTAAAAAATATAAATAGAGGTATGGAATCAAAAATAAACAAAACCAAAAATTATTTTGAATACGTACTTCCTATAATAAAATTAGTTTATTTTAATAGGAAATTTTAAGGAGCATATATGAAACATTCCGTAGTTGTCAAAAAAATAATTTTAACTAATTTTGCTCCGTTAGTTGCTACTACCGGACTGGAAACGATAGAAATAGATAGAACTGGTAGCGATAATAATATAATTCTTATACTGGGCGAAAATGGATCTGGAAAATCGTTTTTGATAAATGAAATAACTCCATTTCCACTAGAACAAGTAAATTTTAGAAATAGTTCTAGAATTGTTCCAGAAAAAGATGGATACAAAGAATTACAACTGATCGTAGATGATATATATCTATATACGTGTAAAATATTTTATACGGAAAAGAAAACAACTTGTTTTTTACAGAAACAAAATCTATTGACAGGCGAAGAACCTATAGAATTAAATCCTAGCGGCTTAGTTACAAGTTACTACGAAGCGCTCGAGATAGAATTTGGATTAAACAAATACTATACCAATATAGGATATATAAGTAAAACGGTTGTAAATTTTATAGAAATGAAACCGGCTGAAAGAAATTCTTATATATCTACATGGTTACCAAATATAGAAGAATATCTCGAGGGATACAAAAATGCTACTAAAAAAGCTAATAGAATAAAAAAAGAAATAGAATCTATAGACAGGGAAATAGCAAAAATATCTTCTGTCGATTATGAAATCGAATTAAAGAATTTAAATTATAAAAAAGATTTTTTAAATAAAGAAATAGATACCTTAAAAAATAATATCTCTAAATCAGAATTCTTTTTAAAAGTTAATAATGGATTTTTAAATAAAGATTTACTCTTATCAATGATAAAAAAGCTTAATGATACCAAAAAAATTATAGACGAAAAATATAATTTTGTTAAAGAATTTGATAGTGTTTCTGCTAAAAACGTAGATAGTGAAATAAAAAAATTAGAAACAGAATACTTAGTTAATAAAGAAAAATTGACTAATATAGAAAATCAAATAAATTTTATAAATAATAAAATTGATAGTATAAATATCTCTGAGTTTAATTCTATAAAAGATTTTAAAGAAATATTAGAATCTTACAAACAACTAAATTCAGAACTTTCTCTATTAGAAAAAAATATTCAAATCGAATCTAAAAATAATAAATTTTCTATAGAGGAATATGCTTTGGCTTCGTCAGAAACGTACGAAAGATTATTGGAAATGATAGTTGATATAAAAAATGAAATTATAAATATAGGGAATATCAATAACTATAAAAAGACTGATATCATAGAATCTAAATATGAACAGAGAATAAATACATTGGAAAGAGAAATTGCGACGTTGGATGAACAAATTGATCAGAAAAATAAACGGATATATCTTCTAGAAAATAATACACTCGATAAAGGTATTATAAACTTAAAACCTAACTCGTGTAATACTTCTAATTGCAATCTCGTTAAAGAATTGTCAACATTAATAAATCCTGATAATGAAATAAAGAAAATAGTATCGGAAATAGAAGATTTACAAGAAAAAAAGATAAAATTAAATATAGAATTAAAATCTATACAAGAAGAAATAGATAGTTTTAAAAGAGATATACAATCTATTTCTAGAATAAACGATATTTTATACAAAAATAAATTGGCGATAGCAAAGCTATCGGAACCTATAATAAAATTTATTAACGTGGATACTATAGATTTCATTAATAAAATCGAATCTATAAACAATGTATTGAAAGAAGGTTTATTGATATCGAGCTATGCAGAAAAAATGGATAAAATAAAAAAAGAATTAGAAAGTATAAATAGTATGAAAAACGCTTCCATGATGAAAGACAAAATAAATAAACAAATGTCTTCGTACATTAATGAAAAAGAAATTCTTAATAACAAGAGAAATAATATAATATCGTTATTGGAAACCAATAAAAATAAATTGAATACACTTAGAGAAATAAAAGCTTCTTCGGATAATATAGAATCTATAAAAAAAGAACTAATATCGTTAATAGAATTACATAAGAATGAAACGAATAAAGCTAAGAAATTTTCTAAAATGTGGTATTATACAACGCATTTAAAAAACATTTACTACGAACTTAGAAATAATTTATTAGACAAAGAAAAAGAATTAGAAATAGTCATAGAGAATATAAACTCTATACAATCGAAAATAATGTCTAGGAAACAATATGAAGAAATGAGAAGTCAAAAATTAAAATTTTATGAAAAATTAGAAATACTACAAAAAGTTTGGTCTCCAAGAATAGGATATCCGGCACTATTAATAAACGATTTTCTAGAAGAAGTAAAGTTGTTAACAAATGAAGATCTTAAAAGTATTTGGAACAATTCTCTACAAATAGTAGAATTTAAAATAAGTAATAACGAATTTTCTATAGTTGTAGAAAAAGACGGTGTAGTCATAAAAGACGCTAGTCAGTGTTCAGACGGAGAACGTTCTACATTAGCAATGGCTATATCGTTCGCTATACTAGAAATAAATTCTGATAAAATATTGTATAACGTATTACGATTCGACGAAGCTGACGGTATGTTTGACGATTATAGAAGAAAACAGTTTTTAAACATACTTACAGAAAGACTTGAAAAAATGAATTGCAAATCTTGTTTCGTTATAACACATAATAACGAGTTTGATAATTCGCCAGCTGATGTAATATTACTATCAGGTGCTAAAGTTGATATAAATGTAATGAACAAAAAAAATATAATTTTTTCATTATAACTATTATAAGACTACTGCTCGAAAGCAGTAGTCTTATAATTAATCGAAATGGTCGAAATAGTCAAGGTTTGTGAGATATCCTTTCCACTATTTTCTTAAAGTTACCGTTTCCGATATATATGACGGTAACTTTAACGTAATTACCACTTTCATCTAATTCAGGTTCTATATAGTTGAACTCTGAATCAGAATGAACTATACAATCCCTAAAATAGATCATTTCTCCGTTTAATGTGAAATACTTTTTAAACGGATTTACAAAAATACGATATTCGTCGTCAATCGAATTTTCTGACACGAGGAAAAATGACGGTAGTTCTTCGGTTTTTCCTATATCAGAAATTATCGATTTTTCAATTTTATTTTGTTCGTAATTATCGCAACTTTTAATAGTTATATATGCAATTACTGATAAAATTACAATCGCGACAATTATTAATTCAACGTAGAATTTCTTACTCATAAAATTCCCCCAATATAGTATAAGATTAGAATTCGTACGAATTCCTTGTTCAATATTATAATATATAAATAAAAAAATAATAAAAAAAAAAGAAAACTAATCCAATAGAGCGCGCTTCGGATCACCTTTTTCGAGATCATCGCCTACGCGCTCTATTGGATTATAAAAGAACGGCCTATTTGGCGACAGGTTCTCCGACGGTCGTTAAATAACGACAGGTCGGTACCACTCTCCACATAATTTATCAGGCCGTTCTTTTTACAATATTACAATATATAATTTCGTTATACGGTTATTACGAATAATAAAAATTACAATAAAAAAAGGTCGACAAATGCACAGGTGGAGTTTATCTCCACCTGTGCACATTTGTTACGACTACGAAAAATCTATTTCGCAATCGTAAGACGACGACTCATCGTCGTCGGAGTCGACCTCAAGGGCCGCTAATTCATAGCCCTCGAGGTCGACTCTACTTCTTATTTCTTTCATGACGACCTCCTTTCTACATATATAATATATAATTTCACATCGTATATATTGCATGTTGTAGAAAGAGGTCGTTTCAATTAATCTTTGTTAAAATGTATAGACATCAATTGGTTCGATGTTAAGAATAGTGAGATTACGTTAAATACAGAATGTAATATTTCAGTGTCTGTATTTCCTGGAACTATCAAATTCGCAAAATTATCATTTTTATCAACGAATTTTTCATAACTATCTGTATTGAGATTGTATATTTCTATACTTGTAGGACTAATCTTTATATTTCCAAAACTTTTCTTGATATTATTAATAATAGAAGAAACGTGATCGTCATTTCTAAAAGCATTCTTTAACACTATCCTATATGCCTCGATAAAACAATTGCCGACGATTTCGAGCATGGTGTTTATAAGAAATAACAAATCCTCTTCATTATTACCTACAGTTATATTGACACATTTTGAAGAAATTATATTGTTATAGATTTCGTCAACTAACATCTTTTTATAAAAATCTATACATGCTGATACAGAAATATTTCCACCGATCGTTACACCGTTTATTATAGCAGACCTTACCGCATAAATAGCATCTTCATATACTAATTTTTTCCATTCTTTTTCTTTTCTCGTCATACCACCAACTTTTATAGTGACCATCATTTGGCTCAACATGGCGATACGTTTCTTTATAGTAGCAACACGTTCTTGTGACGAGAAAGGATCGTTATATTCGAATTTGTCGATTTCGTTCTTTAGTGTGGAGATTCTGTACTTAACTTCTTCTGCATTTGAATTCGGTGAGAATATCCTACAGTAGTAAGGAACTGTTTTAATTCTTTTTGCAGAACCAAGTACCTTCATTATTTTTACCGGATCTTTTGGCGGATCCATAAGTTTGCCATCTTGTGTTGGTAGAGCAGAAGCATTGAGACATACTTCCAAATCCTTCAATCGTGCGTTTCCAATATCTCCAGATCCACTGATAATGAGCGCAATAATCGGGAATCTTATAATATCTTTCGAATCTTCTTTTTCAACAAATCCAATTCTACATTGAATAAGGAAATTTAGAATTTTCTGGCTATATTCGGAAGCTATGATAACGAGCGGTTTTCCAGCTTCCATACATACTACTCTTACAAAAGTTTGTAGCGCTTCTAAATCATTATCGAGAAGTGGTCCGTCAATAATTAAAAATTTAGGATCGTCGTAAAGAGCTGTTACCCCGTCTGATTCAGTAGCCATCGATTTATGTATGTGTCCGGTAGGAAACTCAAATCCAACATCACTTATTATCTCTGTATCATCGTTATCGCTTATCTCGATATTTACGTACGTATCGCCAGAATGCGTTTTTTCGTATATAGAAGCTACATTATTTACTACTTCATATTCGTTATTACTAGCAATAGATGCGATCTTTTTATAAAGCTCTACGCGTTTTTCTTCGCTGAACGACATGATTGGTCTAACGAATCCAATTTCTTTGAGATTATTTTTTAGAACTTCTTCTATTTTGGTTAAAATAGTTCTAATACCGTAAGGAGTTATTTTAACATTTTTCGAATAGAAATTATAAATCTCTTTATACAGTTTATCAGCAATGATAACAGACGACGTCGTTCCATCACCAACCTCGACATTCATTCTCGAACTAATATCACGAATAATTCGATATATCGTATCATAAACAAAATCAGTATAATGAATGTTTAACATTAGTCGGTATCCGTCTTTAGAAGGAATTACTGCAGAATTACCATATGATTCTGTAACAAGTGTATTTCCTCCAAAAGGACCGAGCGTGTGTTTAATCACGCCTGTTATGTCGCCAAATACATCTTCTATGACTTTATTAAGATTCTTTTCTTTTACTACATTTATTCTTCCTCTATTATATTTTAATCCATAATTATTTTCCTCGATAAGTTCTTTTTTAGCTTCGATATCGAGTTTTTGTTCGCTCCTTATTTTATCTTCCATTTTCAAACTCCTTTTGCTTAAAGTTTTATAGTAAGAACGATGTTTTCGTCAAGTTCTTCCATTTCAATCACATCTACCAACGCTAAATTTATTATACAATCTGTTAACGATTTGACATCGATAGATGTTCTAAATATGAATTTTACATATTCTCCATCTTTTAATTTTACTATTTTTATTTCGTCTGGCAATTTTACTTTTTTGTTGTTTTTTTCTTCGCTGTATCGATTCATAAGCATATACACGTTAAACACAGGTTTAGTAAGCCTAACATCAAATAAATCTCGTTTTTGCAAATTTAAATCAGTTTTTTCATTCATCTCACATATGTACTCTAATAAATTCATTTTCACACCTCATTTCAAGGCGCTGACGAAAATTTATTTTAATAAACCTCCAGAAACTTCACCTTTAATATAATTATCAACTTCACCAGCTTCTTTGAATCGAGCCCTCGATTCTTCTATAGATTTTAATCTAGCTTTCACGAGAGCTCTCTTAAAAGGAATGTCCATATTCATAATTTCTGTTAAAGTATAGTCACCGTCAAACAATCTTATTTGCGAGTCTATTTGTTTCATTATTTCCAAAGGTATATCTGTATTGTTTTTTATAGTAAATTTAGAAACGTTGTAATCGTTTACCGGTTCATCAGCGCCCCAATCCTGAAAAAAAAGAGCTCCTCCATTTTTAAAGGTATAGGAGCAATTCTCTGTTTACAATTTGGATTGGTACAAACTGCACCTTTTATAAAGAATTTTATACTAGAAAGATTAAATAATTCTTTAATTTCTTCCCCTACGAAAAGAGAATCGAAGTCCATAGGATCTAGCTTTAATAAAATATTTATTATTTTATATTTATCGACTACTTCTACATATTTGATTTTAATTTTATTATTGACAGATCTAGGTACCGGTAGTCCAATTTTGTTTATGTACAAAAACATTCTTAACGAAATATAATCGTCTGACAAAGGATTATCTATATCTTCTACATTGATATCTGCACTCTTATCTACTTTCGAGATTTGTTCCAGAGCTTTAATAGTTTCTAGATAATCTTTGATTGTCGGCACTTTTTGTTCTACGTAGATCTTAGTCTTGTTTAATATTCTCTTAACGATTCTATTCGATTTCTTATAGAGAGGATTTTCTAAAATTTCTTGATCTCTCATATATAAAAGTTTTTTCAAATAATCTTCTGGTACATCTTTGTCATATATAACTCCGAGATCTTCGTTCAAAGTAGAATATTCGAATTCGTTTCCACATTCGTCGCATCGTAACGTATATGTATTTTCTCCATAGAAGTTGGCATCATAAGCTCCAAAATACAACACATCGAGATCTGGTAATTTGGTATTATTAATGAAGAAATCGAAATCGATATCTTTTCTCAGAGAAGTATAAATTACGTGCGAAAATAAAGAATTAATCGTTAATTCTTTTCTTCTCACAAAAGTACTCAATTTAGCATTTCTGTTTACTGAAATGAAATCACCTTGAGTATACGAAGATACGTCTGCAAAATATCCAGACAACACTAAAGGTACTCGTACTGCTCTAGGAGCACTAAGAATATTATAGCGAGTATCCAAATAGTATTTTCTAAAATCGTCGTCAGAATAATTCATTTCTGACAATCTAATATCGTTTGGATTGAATTTGACATCTTTTAGAATTTTAATAGTGTTGTTTGTCGAGTGCCTATACACTTCTTTCGCTTGTTTAAAAATCTTATCTTCTTCTAACTTTCTTTTTTTCTCATCCTCACCATCGTCTAATTCTACCTCGAACGAATTGGGAAGTACTCCGTTTTTATCAGGTTTAATTTCGTTTTCGTCAGAATCAGAGATCTCTCCAAAATTATTTGCATAATCTTCATCAATATCTTTTATCTGATCATCAAATTCTTCGTCTTTCACTTTTTTAGTATCATCGGTTTCAGCAATAACGATTTCTTCGTCATCGTCGCTTCCGTCGTCTAGAACAACTTCCGGTTTTTGTTTATCTTTAAGTTTTTCTACAACTTTTTCTTGTTCGACATGTTCCTTTGATTCTTGATAATTGGTTTGTTCTTCTTTGCTCATTTCATATTTCGTTTGCTTTTCTACGTACATTGCCGGTTCTTGTTCTACTTCTCCGTTTCTGTTAACCTGATCTATAATATCGTTTAATCGTTCCCTGCCGATTACGGTCGGTCTCATGACAGTATTTTCGCTATTGCGATTCGATTCATTACGGTTTTTATTATTATCATTGTCTAGTTCAACATCCATGATGTAAAATCCTCCTATTATTAATCTATTTTAGTGTTATAGATACAATAAAAAACTACCGAAATATACTAAGGAGCTATTTTTTAAGCTCCTTAGTATATTCGATTTTAGAAAACTTCCTCTTCGTCTCTCACAGATTCGCTTCCGCCGCTAAAATTTTTACCGTATGATTTATTGCCAGAATTCCCCCTATTGTTTGAAAATAGAATTTCGGCAATTCTGTTCAATCCGGCGTAAATCGCAATGCTTCTAATAATATCATTCAACATTTTGCAAAATAAGAAGAACAATCCGTCGTTGGGATCTACGTTCTTAGAATAATATTTTTCTTCGACAATTTTTGGTAACAATCTTGAAGCGAGTGTTACTGAAAACACGTCAGTACCAGAATCGTATGATATATTGATTCTTTTTTCTTTTTCGAAATCAACCGTTTTGATTATGAAGTTTCCGTTCTTTCTGATCTCTTGTGTATCTTTATCGATGTATGAATTATCAATCTTAAAAATAACGTCTTGATATTTTTTACCCTCTTTGTATTTATTGTAGCGATCTTTGGCGATGTTTTCGAGCAGAGAGTAAATAAATTCTACAACTTCAAAATCTACGTAAACGGGTTGTCGTACGTAATTATCTCCATTCTTCTTCAAGAATTCAAATACAATTTTATTCTTCCAAACAGAAAGATTCAAACTAGTATTATCTTCTTTGTTAGCAGAATAAAATCTATAAACGGGAATTGATAACGACGATTGTTGTTTATCAGCCATAACTAAACCTCCTTAAAATTTTTTGTCTTTATAATTATACTATTACTAGTATCGTTCGCTTCTGTAGTCGCTCGTATTATAAAATTTTCCAATATTTCCCGTTTATTCATTATATATTCTATATTGTTTAACGGAAAATTGGAATTTCTGAATATTATCACGGACTTATTTAATCTATCGCTAGAATTGTAAATTATTCTCATTTCTGTTTTATACTTATCGTACAAATAGTGCGAAAAACTTCTAAAATCTCTTATTATATTTTTTATATCAAGTTTTGTTTTATTACTATTCATATTTGGAGTTGGTACTATTATTTTTCTTATATTCATTCCTAGAGAACTATCATATATTAAAACAAAATTATCGAATAACGATCTTATTTCGTCTTTAAATAAAACGTTATGAATCTCTTTAGAATCCATGTACAAATCTATCATAAATTCTCCGGAAGATTTACCACCTCCTACATTATAAATTTTGTTAGGAATAATCAAAGAATTTTCTGAAACATCCATGAAATTAAATGTTGGTTTTTCGCCAATTCTAGACACGAATTTTATTTTTGTTTGATCATCTAAGAAATCGTTGAGTAATCTCTTTTTAACAAAACTATCTGTTGATAAAGAAGATATATCTTTACAAAAATTCGGAACGTATTCTAGCGGATCATAAACTATAACATTAAGATTATTGTTTCCGTCTTTACTATCGTTCAAAGAAACTATGTGATTTTCATAAAAATTTATAACGGTTGTATTGAATTCAATATATTTTTTATCTACTAAATCTTCACAAGACTCTACATATCCGCTTATTATAATATTTTCGAGATTGAACACAACGTTGTCGAGATTAGTCAATTCTTCTAAAGTCAACATAGTCTTAAATTTATTTGAAGATATATATCCGGTAATTATTGTTTTTACGAAACTTCTAGTATATTCTTGATCGATAGATTTATTTTTATCAAATATTCCTTCGACGTTAGGAATATACGGAATTCCTTTTATAAAAACTTTGTTGATGATCGTGACATCTTGTCTAATATCATCAAATATAGAATTGTGTTCTTCCAACGTCGAAGTTATATTAGCGGTTTCTATATAGATAGTTCGAGCACAAGTTATTATCTTTTCATTCATGAATGGACTATTATTTATATTCTTATCTTCACAAAATCTTCTTACGAGCATGGAACTATCAAAACCTCCTCGTTCAAAATTTTATAACCGACGAATAATTAAATTCCGTTGAACTTAATTTAGATTTATAAATGCCTATTGACGGTAGTAGAGATATGATCGGTTGCATATGTCTTCTGACGATCATATCTTTATCTATATATGGAAGCAACCATTTAGGTATCTTAGAAGTTGATCCGCTTTTGGGTATCATTATTTTACTCAGACCGTATTTCGACAATCGAGGATCGCCAAATATTTCTATTTCTATTCGCTTGTAAATTTCTTTATCTACCTTTTCTATTTCTTTACAATCTTCTAAAGTCAATAGCGATGTACTAAAAACGTAACCATAGTCGTCTATATTGATAGGATCGTCAGGATACAATTTATTCCACACTATTGCCGCTCTACCTTGTGCGACAGTCATAGCATTTTTATAACCGCCCTCTCCAGAAAATCTATTTAAAAGACCAAGTGTATAGTCTCCTTCTTCTAATCTATTGTATAATAGTTTTTCCAAATTTACAACGTCTTTATAAATACTTATACTATCGATAGTTTCGCTTTTCAATATTTTATTTTCTATAATATCTTGTATGTATTCTTGTACTATCTTATTTTTAGTAGAACCAGAAAGTTTTAAACCGGTATAAGATATTTTATCCGTGAGAGTTCCTTCGCGCAATCGTTGATATACTGCATAGTTTTTAGCAACGTCGGAATAAAGTATCAATCGTTTAAAGTAAAATTCGTTTTTCATATTTATGTGCTGCCACATTTCCTTCGGAACATTGCACTGTTTACAATATAAATCTCCCATCACGCGAGTTAAATGTGTGCACAAGTTCGACATTACATTAACTAGTTTAAAAACGTTTTGTTCTTTTTTTATTTCAGCTACTTTATCTTTGTGTAGAGAACAATAAAATTCTATAAACGGATTTAAATTTATTATAACAGAATCGGTATCACTGAGTATTACGGTAAACCTATCCCTATTTACATACTTTTCAACCCTGTCATACGTTGTCATTTTTGAATATATTAAAGTATCTGCTAAAACTTTTAAAGTTTCCATTTCGAATTTTATCGCTTCAGGAATTTTCATAGGTTCCATAAACTCTACATCTTTTTCTACTATAGAATCTATCAATAGTCTTACTTTTGGATTTAACCTTATTAGTTCAAAGAAATTACTTTTATAAAAAAATGTTATACGTTCGTCGTCAGTCATTTTTTTCAATAAATTGAATGTAAACTTAGATGTTTTTAACAAATAGTTTTTACATCCTTCTACCGTAGAAGATAAATATAAAAAACGTCTATATACATCTTTGAACGTAGGAACGTATGTAATATATTCTCTCACAGATTTTATATTGACAGAATCTTTTATACAGTAATCTATAAACAAAAATATTTCGTCAAACGTAGCAAATTGAAAATTTGACATTATGAAACGTTCTATGGACCACATCATTTCTGATATCAATTCTCTTGCTTGTGTTGTTATCATAGTTGCCGTATCAGGATTATATAGAAATGATCCTCTTTGCAATTGTATACCGTAGAACGAATTCATTAGAGTCTTTTTATAGTTACTGAGATTGTTATAAAAATTGGCCGTGGCAAAATCGTTCTTACTTTCAGCTTCAATAGCCTTGTCAGTAAATATTCTTCGTTCTTTTTTAATATTTATCAATTCTTTAGTTATCTTAGATTCTTTGGTATTGTAATCATAAGTTAAAGTTCCGTTAGCTCCACAACACAAATGTTCTTTCTCTATAACTTCGAGAATATCATTCAGCGGAACTTTGAATTCGGTAAATTTATATAAATTTCTCAATTTCAGTACAGGAAAATTCTTTTTCTTTTTTTCAATGATAGCGTCTATTAATTTTAAAAAATTCTCTCTAGGTATTAAACCCTTATATAGTTCGCCGAGTATATCGGCCATTTTTTCTCTATATAAATCAGTAATTTTCATAATTTCTCCTTTACTATAGTAGTGTTATAGATATTATACTTTTTAATAGATAACATTTATATAGTTTAGATAAAATTTTCGGAGGAATCTATGAATAGTAAATCGATACAAGCTGTAATGATGAAACAGTTGGCTAAAAGAGTTCCGGTTATTTTTAATAAAAAAATTATTAAAAATCTCGTAGAGAACGATAAACTCAGTTTTGAGAATGCTGCTGAATTAACCGATGAAATTGAAGTTAATGCTGAAAAGAACCTTAATAAGGTTGATGGTGCGACAATTGAGGAAATTCAGAAAAAAGATGTTATCAACGAATTTTTGAAGGATGTAAAATTAGAGACACTGCTCGCTGCTGTAGAAGAAGATAATAATGCCCTCATCACCGAATACATCACAATTACAGAAAAACGCGATAATGTAATTAAAAAGATCGAAGAACTCTATGGTGAAGATTTTAACACTATGATTAACAATATTTCATCTTCTCTAAAAGAATCAAAAGATAATAGCAAAACTGCTATTAGTGCATTTCTTGAAAAGATTAAAAATTCTAATATTACTAACTAAAATTATACAGGTCCTCGCAACGAGGACCTGTATATTATTTATCCGTTGTTTAGTTGATTTAACGCTTCTTGATATAATTGCTCAAACGTAGGAACTTCATATCCTTCGGATATTAACCTGTTCACTATGATGCGCATTATATCAAACATTTTTACAACAACATTCTTTTCTGTCATGAGATTGTTGTACTCTGTAAGAAATCGATTTTTAGCAATATTAGCATCGTTTATAGCATTATTTAATTCCGATTTCTTCTCTTCAATTTCTCTCAGTTTTTGTAAGTATAGATTTTCTTTGTATTCTTCTTGTACTTTATTTTGTAATAAAGCGTTTTTATATTCTTCGTATTTACTTTCTCGTTCGTTGTCGTTGTTATCTATAATAGTCTTTTGAACCAATACATTATTGTATTTTACATTGACGTCAAGTTCTTCTCCGAAAAAAATGTCGCTTACCGATAAACGTTCTTTTATAGTTTTTAGAGAATATTCTAAAAATTCACTTTCTTCTTTTAGAGTTGGCAATCTTCTTATTATATTTTTTATATCATAATTTATTTTTTTACATTTATAAAATTCGTCACAATTTGATAAATCTATCATTGTGATAGGATAAAATATAAAATTTTTTATGTTACCGTCTTGTTCTTCATCTCCACTAGATTCTACAAGTGGATCGAACGATAATATCTTTTTACAAACAAATATTTCAGTATTGTCCGAAATGTTTGTTATGTAAAAATTTATTGGTAAATTTAACTGATCGAAATATAAAGTTTTTATATCAGATTCTTTAGCTACACCATATTTAGTCAAACCGAATCTATTAGTTTTTGCTACTACAACTATATTCTTTTCTGCGTTTTTAAGTTTACTTTTCCACGGTTCTTTGAATTCAATATGGTAATAATTTCCCAATTCCAATTTTTCTAAAGCCATAATTACGACCTCCAACGTTTATTTACCACACACTAGCCATTTGACTCCTAAATGAACAAATGATACAGCGTCGTAATTTCCAACAAGACTTATTATATCTGGATCGGTTCCTCCTGGTATATAATCCATCGAATACTGATTGTATTGCCCGACGACGTTAGTATTTAAATTGCCATTCAATATTCCTAAACATACTACTAAAAGATGTCTAAACATTTGCCAATTAGTAACAATAGTTTCTACTTCATACGGTCTATAATCCGGATATGTCTTTGCTATAGGTCCTTGGAAATTAAAACTGTTAGTTACATCTCTTGCAATCAGTGGGAATATAAACATAGGATTCATATATTGATCATCCGGCCTACATTCTACATAGAATATTTCTATATTGTGTCTAGTAGACATATTTTCATAATTATAACTTATTCCTAAGTTTTGGAGTTTTAACATTAAATTATTTATCGTCAGCGAATGTACTACTTGATCGACTCCGCCTGGTAATTCTACAACATTATCCCACAATGGATTTATTACTATCGTACAAGTTGGGAATAAGTCGGGATAAATATCTCTCAATATTTCCATGTTTCCAACAACTTGTATAAGATATAACCTTATTTGTTCTAACGCTTCTTCGTTGCTTATATCTAACTTTGAAGAAAAAACGAAGAATTGTTCAAAAGCAAATTCGTAATTTCCTGTATTTACTCCACCTTGGAATATGTAGTACTTTCTCCTAACTTTAATTTCTTTATAGCTTTTATATTTTCCTTCTTTCAATTTATTAAATACTATAGAAATAATATTTTGATTGAATTCGGTTTGTGTAATTTTTCCATCACCAGGATAGTATGCAAGATCTGCAGGATCTACTATAAATCCGGTTCCGTCTTCTACATACCTATACACTTCCCACCTAACAGCATTAGATCGTTCTACAAAACTATCTGCACTAAAATAAACTATGAATGTTCTAGAAATCGTATTTCCTACACCCATGTAGGCTTCGAACGTAACTCTACTCAACCTTCCAACTTGACTGGATTGGACAATATTCAACGAACCTAATTTGTAACTACTGATATATGTAGTACTTCCTGGAACATTGTCACCCAATTCTTGATCGCCTAAATTTATAAATCCTTGCTTAGTGGGGTTATTTCCAACAGTACTCATTCTAGAAAAAATGTAATTCAAAATTTTGAAAACGTTTGCCGTAGGAATATCCACGGGATTTAATTCTGCTATAGCTTTTTGAGCAGTAGCATTCGGTGTTCCATCTAGTTTTTTAACAGAACCTTCTAGATACAAAACAGGTATTTTACCGCCTAGATTGACAGTTGTATTCATAATCTTTCTAGGAATAGTCATCGCGTTTTCTACGTCATTCATCGTATATCTGTAGATCGGATCGTTGTTAGGAGTTCCCGGTGGATAGTTGAAACCGAACAATTGATTCATACTCATATTCACAGGAAAATCGTTGCTTCCTATTTCGATATAAAATCCTTCTAGTATTTGCGGTAGATCACTAAAATTCATAATTATTTCCTCCATTATTCATACAATAAATTTTTATCACTATAATAATGTAGAGAAAAAAATAAAAAAAAATGGCGGCAGGGTTTGTTGTCTCCCCGGCTAACCTGCCGCCATTCGCCTCCCGGCCAGGCTCTCCTTTCTTAAGGGAGAGCCTGGAATCCGCGGACCCCGACGATCCTTGATGGATCGTTGGGGTCCCGGACAACCCGACCGGGATTGGTGTCCGGAGACACCAAATCCCGGCGCCCAGGTGCTGCGAGTAGCACCTGGGTGGAGACGACATATACTATGCCGTCTCCAGGTTCCGGGAGACCTTCGACGTTTCCGTCTACCCAGACGGAAACGTCGAAATCGCCTAGGTCGGTCGTTAAACGACCGACCTGAGGCGTTCCCCGCTGAACACGGGGCGCGACGGCCCCGGGTTCAGCCGGGATAACGATGTTACCGTCGTCGGTAACGACGGTAACATCGTGGCCAGTCAGGTTCACTAACCTGACCGGCCGCCCGGGGAGATCGTTTGACCGATCCCCTGTCATACTATAATAATATATAATCATTTGTATTAGTTATTACGGATAATATAAATTATGACGTTTTTATTTTTACATTATAATGAATGGTTTTAAGGAGAGTATTATGATTTTGACAAATAATCAAAAAAGTGCTATAGAATCTGCGATAGAATGGTACTTCTCCGATTCTTCAGAAAAACCATTGTTTGTTATTGGCGGTTATGCTGGTACTGGTAAAACTACCATTGTAAATATGATAATTGAAATATTAGGTTTGGCTAAATATAATGTATTGTTTTCTGCATATACCGGAAAAGCAGTGAATGTTCTAAGAAGAAAAAGAAATATAGCAAATACAATTCATCGCACATTCTATAACATCTACAAAGATCAAAAAGGATTATATAGATTTAAAATAAAAAACAATTTGCCATCAGTTGTTAAACTTATAGTATTAGACGAACTTTCTATGATTAACGATAAAATGATGGAAGATATATTGAGCTTTAATATTCCAGTAATAGGATTGGGAGATCCTGGACAACTTCCTCCGATATATGGAAAAAATTCATATATAGAAGAACCAGATGTTTTTCTAAAAGAGGTTATGAGACAAAACGACGATTCTGGGATATTAGAGTTAGCTACGCTTGCTAGGGAATCTAAACCTATCGAAAATAAACAATATAAAAAATCTAGAATAATATCTGAAAATGAGATAGATAAGTATTCAAAATATGATATAATATTGTGTTGGAAAAACGAAACCCGCCGTATCATAAATAAAATTGTGAGAGATGAAAGAAAAATAGATACAATTTTTCCTGTAAAAGATGAAAAATTAGTATGTTTAAAAAACAATTATTTCTATGAATTAGAGTATGAGGATATACCAATATTTTTGGTAAATGGATTAAATTGTATATCTATTGAAAATTCTGAAGAAAAAGAAAACTATTTAAGAATAAAATTTAAACCGGATTATATAGAAGAAGATATATTTTTCGATTCGAATATAGATAAAAATATATTTCTATACGGAGATGACGAAAATCTTTTAGTATCGGAAGATGAAAGTATAGCTTTCGTAGATTTTGGTTATGGATTAACTGTACATAAAAGTCAGGGTAGTGAATGGGATAATGTATTGATCATCGATGAGTATGACAGAAACGATCCTATGTATCCAAAATGGCTATATACAGCAATAACCAGAGCTAGACATAGTGTGACAATAATGAGAGTATAAGGAGGAAACAATGAATTTAGATCCTAATGTAAGTTTAGAAGAAAATATTACTACGATGGTAACAGCACTGAATACTATTAAAGAAAATTTTAAAACAAATACCAACGTGAAAATAACGGATTTTAACAGAATTGGAGATGTTGCTGTTAATTTTTCAACAACTTCTTTTTCAGAACTTAGACCAGAAGTTCAAAATAGATTAAATATTCTATATAGAGATAAAATGAAAACAGAAATAGAAAGCTTGATTGATACCTTGAGAAATGCAGCTATCGATATTGAAAATTATAAAAATATTATATTTTCATAAAAAAATAAAGAGTGGCTTTGTAGCCACTCTTTATTGATTTCTAAAATTAAGAGTTAGATTCTTTACCAAGTCTCAGAATATCGAGAGCGGATTTACTCGTATCTACGTTGTAGTGTTCTTTTACCCACATTGAGTCTTCTTCAATATTCTTGAGACCTGCTCCCACTCTGTCTTCTTCCGAAGAGAGCTTTGCGCGTTCTTTGAGGTATTGAAGACGGTTCCTATAAATTTCTGAAATCTTAGAAATATTAGAGAAACCAGCGATGTGGATAATGGAATTAACTTCATTCGTATTTTCGAAGAATCCAGTAATCTGATCACCGATATCGAGACCGAGAGAATTGATATAACTCTTATAATTCTGATAGATAACCTCATTCAGTTCCGACAGACACATTTTTACGCGTGCGCCAGACGGATGAATGAATGGTGTCTCTATTTTACTAACAGTACCGTCAGACTTGCTGTCGAGAATTACGAAAGAATGGAGTCCTCCGATATTGAGACCGCTCATACGATCTGCTTTATCGAGACAGCCATACTGACTAATACCATATTGAGTCAAATATCTATAAAGGGAGCTTGCTACAGATTTGTTGATTTTAGTATATTTGACTTTGATATCGTTGTCTTTTGCAAAATTATTATCTACTAAGAAATATTTTCCTAGATTACTATTGCAGAAATTATTAATCTCGTCGAGAGCTTCTACAGTATTCATCATTGATTTAAGTCCCTCAGTACTATCGGGACAGATACCAATTCCTATAACAATAGGAGGTTTTTTGTTTTGATCGAGTCTTCGTTTGAATTCTGTCGATGAAGAAATCAGCGCTGTTAGAGAAGGACCGATTCCAGAACCAGTTCCACCGCTCAATGAATAACACACGAAAATGATTTCTGAATCAGCTACTTTTACAGCATATTCGATAAGCTGATCGTTATTTTCTAGAACGTAATTATAACCTTCGTCCCTGTTTTTTCCGGCTCCATCCTGCCCTTTTATTTTACCGAGATGACACAAATTCTGCATAGGAATAGGTTGAGCTACCGAAGTTAGATCTTGTGAACTAAGGTTAATTAGAACTATTTTCTCCGGATTAGTATTAAATTGTTTAGCAATTTCTAGAGCTAAATTGCTACCACCCAATCCAACACCAATCACACCAATGTTTGCCGGTTTTTGCTCAAATGAAGGTCTTTCCATAGTATTTCTATTCTCCCTTTAAGAAAAGATATATTTAAAACACAACGTGTTTTATTTAGTAGTTTATTTGTAATTATGCTTCTACAAATTTTCTTATGTCAAATACTCCATCGGCGTTTCTAAAATTATTATATAGTTTCTTACCAAATTCATTATTCTCGAAATAATTCATAACGTAATTGATTATTCTTTCATTATCTGCTAAACTGTTTCCATCGCCATCGTCATTTTCATCGTAATTTTCGTTCGGATTCTTTTTATAAGAAATTTTTCTAACGTCAAAAGAAAGTTTTGTTGGAGCATCTTTCTTTTTACCGTACTGAAACGATACAATTGCTATATAATCGTATTCCGGTTCTTTTTTCATAGAATCTTCTTTTTCGTCGTATGTGCTTATGAAAAGAGGATATGTTTGTATTGTGCTCTTTCCATAAACTTTATAAACACTCTTCTTTTCTTTACTGAGTTTCTTTAACATCATGTCGGAATTTCCAGAAATTTTAATCAATTCTACGTTATTGTCACTCTTTTCATCGTTAATACCAAACATTATTTTGTTTTCTTTATAATTTCCTTTTAATGCACTATAAATATTTTCGATAGCGTATACAGGAATCAACCTCCCTTTGAAATCTTTACAATCGTAGTTATTAGAAAGATACTGTTTCTTTGCCCAATACCATGCATTTAGATCTGTTTTATAAAATCCTTTGTAATAACTATACATTATACACGGCGCCTTTAGTAGAGGTACCAGACTGTATTTGTCGTGTACAAAAATTTCTATTTTAGAATTTTCGTCACTTGATTCGTTTTTTGTAGATTTTTTAATAAATTCTTCATACTGTTCTTTTGAAAGCAATGTATAATCTCGTTGCTTTTTAGTCCCATTCTGTTTAGATCCGAACTGTGTCGTTACTTTAACAGCATAGGCTTCTTTTAACGATTCGTATCCGTTTTGTAAAACGGATAGAAGATCGTCATAGACGTCTTTTCTAATTTCGTATCTTTCCATGCGATACTCCTTCTTTGCGATTTAATTTTGTTCATAGGTTGACAACCTTTTGGTGACTATATATTAGTTATATCGCTTATATTTTTTTATAAAACACCATTTGATGATTCTATAATATATAAATAAAATACATTTTAATAAAAAAAAATAAGGTTATA